TCGGGACCGACGGGACCCCAGGGAGCGCCGCGAGCGCGCCGGAGAGGGTGATCCCCGGCAGCCCCGGGACCGCGGGGACGACCGGCGTCGGGACTGATAGCCCGAAGCTCGGGACCGACGGGAACGCGCAGGCGGTCATAACGGGGAGATGTACACGCTCGGACCCGGCGGTGAGGATGGCCCGGGGAGAAGCGGGACGCCGGTCTCCGCGCTCGCCCCCAAATAGACGTTGCCCTTGAGATAAATCTTCGGCGAGTGGATAAGCGTCTCGCTCTCGCTGATCCGACCGAAGGTCGTCGTCCCCATTCCCCAGGAGATGCCAGGCTCCCCGTTCCCGACGTCGTTCGACAACGTCAGGAACGCGCCCTCCCCGTTGACGATCTGGATCCCGATGGTCGGGTCGATGACGACCGCGTGCGCCTTCCCCGGGACGTCGCCAGAGAACGAGTACGGGACGTACAGCGTCGTGACGTTCGGCTTCTTGTCGCCGCTGTCCGCCGCCGCGAGCTCGTGGCTCAGGAACGCGCCGGCGTAGCCGGCGAAGAACAGCTGCCCCTCCTTTGGGGCGGAGCTGGCGCCCGTCGGGTTCAGGGCGCGGTTGATGCGCAGGTCCCGGTAGGCGAAGGGCTCCATTCCGTCGCTCGTCCGCGCCGCCATGCTCTCCGCGTGAAACTGCCCTTCCGGCGGGAGCGGCCGCGCGACGACGCCCAGCGACTGGTAGGCGGGCTGCTCGTCCGCATGCTCTCCCGCTTCGTCGCTCGCGTCGTCGCCGATCACGTTCCCGGCGACGTCCTCCAGGAAGTCGCCGATGCCGGTCAGGTTGTACGTGACGCCCGCGTTCGTCCCGCCGATGGCGGAGCCGAGCACCTTCGCGAACTCGATGACCTGGTCGACGAAGCTCACAGTTCCCAGACTCCCTGCCGAACCATGACCAGCGTCGTCAGGTCGCCGCCGGACGCGCTCCGATCCATCTGAACGCTCTCCACGAAGTAGGCGCCGAGCGCTCCTCCCATCTCGCTGACCAGCACGTCGGCGACGGTATCCGGCGCGAACGGGATGACGTCGCCGCCCTCGCGATACGATAGCCCGTCGGAGACGATGGTCAGCCGCTCGAGCCCTCTGTTGCGCGCGGCGAACTCGCGACTGGCTCGGCGCTCGGCGAACGCTCGCGACCGGAGCCCCTCGTCGATGATGACGATACGACGGTTGAATCCGGCGGCGATCAGGTCGGGGTTGAATAGGACGCTCCCGATCTTCGCCTTCGTGAAGTCCGCCTTCCAGCTCTTGCCGAAGACGCCGAGGTGGGTAGGCGACCCGCTGACGTCGAGTCCGCGCTGGACGGAGACCACGTTGTTGACCTGAGCGAGCTGACGCTCCTTGTACGCCCGGAAGAAGTAGAGCGGGTCTTGCTGGTCATCCGGAGCGGCGACGACGATCCGGCCGTCAGCGCCGTCAAAGTGTAGGAAGCCGTGGCGCCGGAGATGCCGATCGACGGCGACGAAGATGGTCTCGTTCGGCTGTACCTTCGCCTGGTCGGTCTTGATGCGCTCGATGGCGATCGGCGGGCGCTGACCGCGGGACCCGCGCCCCGTCATCAGGTCGCGGGAGACGTCGCCGCGGAAGTCGAAGTCCGTCTCGGTCAGGCCCACGGACGCGTAGCAGGAAAGGATGAAGTCCTTGATGGTGATGTCTCGCATCCGGATGCCCGCCGGCGCGCTCGAATAGATCGCGTCGGAGAGCTTCGTTCGAACGACCAGGCGCTGGACGGTTCCCTTCCCGGCGTCGGTAGGGGAGTCGACGGCCTCGACGCGGCCGCGCATCCTCGGTCGGTCGTTGACGTACACCTGGTACTCCGAGCCGAGCCCGGTCAGGGAGGAGAGACGGTCCCAGCCCGTATCATCGCCGAGCTCGACCGAGACCTCTGCGGGCTCGACGATGGAGTTGCGGATGCTGACGCTGGTGAAGCCCTCGACGGCGAAGGTGACGAAGCTCGGCCCGCCGACGCCGTTCGCTTCGAGGGTGACGGTGTCGGTCATGCCTGAGGGTCGGTCAGGTACACGAGGACCACGTCCCCGCGCCGCAAGAAAAACGGGTCCGCGATCCCCGCGTCGTTCAAGTCTAGCAGGACGTCCGCCGCCTGACGGTAGCGAGCCGCGATGTCGAAGATGGTCGTCTGAGGAACGTCGACCGTGATCGGAATCGTCCGAGGCAGGGACCGGCTCCGCTCGCTCGCCGCCGCCGCCTGGCGGTCGCGGAGAATGACGAGCTGGCGCTCCGCCGCGCTTCCGCGCGGGTCGGAGAACGGTCCGGAGACGTCCCGCCCGACCTGCGTCCCCGCCCTCTGGATCCTCTGGATGGCTCGCCGGTTCCGCCGGACCTGCGTCTGAACCTTGTTGATGGAGCGCCCCGGCTCCTGAAGCGCACCCTCTAGGTTCGCCGCGAGCTCGACGAGCCCGTCGAGGTCCGTATCGTGGCCGCCTACCGCCTGAGCCGTGAAGACCGTCTGCTCCGCCTGGCGCCGCGTCGTTGCCCGGGCCGTCGGCGGGCGGATGAGTGAGCGGTCGAGCGAGTCCTCGTTGTCCTGGACGAAGACGAGCTCCGGGCGGACGGTGTCGATCTCGTCGAACGTCTCCGTCCCGTTCATCGTCTCCGCCCGGGCGCGGATGAGACCAAGCCCCGGGACGACCAGATTCCCGGTCTCCTGTTCGTCGAACGAGCGCTGCAGGAGTCGATAGACGTCGGGGAAGAGCGGACGATCGTTATCGGCTCCGGGCTCCGTCATCTGCGTACTGAAGATGCAGCTGAGCGACCAACGCCGAGCCTTCGAGCCCGTGCTCTGAATCTTTGCGCCGGCGCGGTTCGGCCGCTCGTGCTCGACGAGCCGATTGCCGATCTGGTCGGAGACCGAGAGGACGGGGAAGAAGATCTTCTGGCCGTCGCCGACCTGCCAGCTACCGACGGCGTACTGTGATTGAGACGAGCGAGCTTGAGCCATCAGATACCTCCGCCCTGCGCCGGCTCCGGAACCCGCAGCGGGCCGCGACCGCCAACGCTCCGCGCGGACGCCCCGATCCCGCCCGGGGAGTTGACGAGTCGGACGTTGAGAACACGAGCCCCCATCGCGTCGGCCGTAGCTGTTGCGATGAGCCGCGAGGCCATGTTGTCGAGAGCGACCGTCGCCGGCGCCGCGGCGGGCGCCGCGGGAGCGGCCGCGGCAACCGTCGGGTTCTTCTGCTGCTCGATGAAGGCCCGCTTCTCGCGGAGGTCGCGCTCAGCCCGGGCGATCTCGTCCGCCGTCTGGTCGAACCCATAGTCGCCCTCGCCGCCGAAGAGGTCCGCCGCGCCCTTGCCGAGTCTCGTGATGGTCGAACTCTCGCTCGCCTTCGCCCGGTTGATGGCGGCCTCTAGGAGACGCGCTTGCTTCTCCTGCTCCTCGATAGAGCCCGTCCGGGACGCGGCCTTCGCGCGGGCGATGGAGAGCCCGCCCGTCGCCGACGCGTCCTCGTTGGCGGCTTCGTCGATCGCTTCCTTCGCGTACGCCGCCGCGATGGCGGCCGCCGCGAGTACACCGCCGCCGATCAGTGCGCCCTTGAGTCTCGAGCCGCCGGTAACGTGGGCGGTCAGGATCTTCTTGGCCGCATCGATCCCGCCCTTCGCGTGGCCCATCATGACCTTCTGTGCGACGCCCTTCGCGACCGCCTCCCGGACGAAGCCCTGAAGGAACGCCTGGCCGACGTTACCCCCGACGCCGAGAGCGCCGGCAAGGATGGGGTGCTTCGCCGCGAACGAGAGAAACGACCCGAGCGCCTTCGCTACTCCGGGGAGCATCTTCGCGAGATCGTTGACGCCCTGAATGATCTCCGGCTGAGTAAACGACTTCGAGAGCGTCTCGAGCGCTTTGCGCATCTGCGCCTGCGGCTGCTCCGCCTCCGCCGCCGCCCGCTTCTGGATGTCCGCCGCTGTCAGGGTCGACTTGCCGAACTCCCCGATGCGTGAGTCGAGAACCCCGAGCGCCTGGTCGATGGCGTCTCGGCCCTTGAGGCCGCTCGCCTTCGCGCGCTCGAGAGCTTCCTCGAACGGCTGGGTGAACAGGATCTTGAGCGCCTTCTGCTCCTCCGGTCCGACGAACTTCGCGCGCAGCTCGTCGAGTCCCTTTTGCCCCTTGCTCAGAATCTTCCGCATGACGCCGAGGAAGTCGCCCTCGTTCAGCAGCTGGTCCGCCGGGATGGCGAGTTCCTTCGCGATCGCTTTCAGTCGGTTCGACTGCTGCAGATTGAGCAGCAGGTTCTGAATACCGGTCACCTGCTGGCCGAGCGAGCCGAACTTTTCGTCGGTCACCTGAACGGCGCCGATGATGAAGTCCATCGCCTTCTTCCCCTTCAGCCCTGCCTGGACCGCCGCCGCACCGAGCGTGTCGATGACGTTGACGAGCGCGGTGAACTTCGGCCCGCCAGGCTTTGCGCCTTCGAAGATCGACGCGAGCGCGCCGCGTATCTCGACGGCGGAGACGCCGAACTTCCGCTGCATCACCTGCGCCGCCGTCGCGACGTCGAGCACGCTCTCGCTCGTCGCGGTCGCCGTATCGCCGATCGCGCCGAGAACCTGGCGGCTGAACTGTAGGTTGCCGGTCGCGCTGAAGACCTCGTCGAACGCGCCCGCCATCTCCTCGGTCGTCCGGGACGTCGACGCCGCCGCGCGTTCGAGCTCGGTCTGAAGCTCCCGGTGGTCCTGACCCTTCTTCGTCGCGACCTCGATGCGGAAGGCCAGCGCCCGCATCCGGGCGTCGAGATCGGTCGCTCCCCGGATCCCCTGAGCGAACGAGAACGCGCCGCCGAGCGAGATGACGGCCTTCAGGGCGGTCTTCGCCGTCCCGGCCATCTCGCGCATCTTCCCCTTCGCGGCGTCGACCCCGGCGCCGATCCCCTTGAAGTTCTTCTTCCCCTCGTCCCCGGCCTTCTTCAGCTCGGTCGCCATCCTCCGGAGCTCCCCGAGGAACTCGGCGGAGTCGAGAGAGACTTTGACGGCGGCTTCGCCCTCACCGGCTGGCATGACCCCGAGGGTATCACGGGGCCCCGGCTACCGCTCGACCAGGTACCAGAAGACCAGCCAGGCGGTTCCCAGACCGGCGGCCAGCGCGATCGCGAAGGCGATGAGAATCGTTCGGAGACGCGGGACGATGCCGGAAAGTATCACGGCCCGGGCACCCGCTTCGGGCCGGACTTGACCAGGGGACGCGGGGAAGCGCAGCTTCCTTCCCTGGGGCGTACAGCTCGGGCAGTGGGCGGGCGGGAACGCCCAGCGCTCGTCGACGGGCATCAGCTCCGGCGCTCTCGATGCGACTTGCACGACTTCGGCGGCTTCGCCCGGAGCGAGATCCCCGTCTTGACGAAGACCGCGCCGCAGTCGCAGCGACACTTCCACCGAGCCGTCCCGGCGCCGTTGTTCTCTACCCGCCCGACGACGACGACGACGCCGCAGCGCTTCCCCTTCATGTCGATGAAGCCGGGGTGGCCGTCCGCGAACGCTTCCCGGAAACCCACCTAAGCCTTCTTTCTCCGGCGCTTCGACGCCTTGGACGAACTAGTCGAAGAAGCCGGAGCCGAAGACTCGCTCGAGGAACTCTCGGTCGACGGCTCCGCACTGGATGTCCCTGACGAGGTGATCCAAGAGGGCGCGTTCGGGGAGCTGCAGGCTTCCACGGCCATAAGTGAAAAACAGGTGCTCTGCGCGTAGGTGGGCATACCGACTAAAGGGAGTAGGTTGCCGCGCGCCATCCCTTCGATCACCTGCCAGAGTCGTTCTTTTGAGAGCTCGCCGAATCTGGGGTCGAGCATCTCGCACCACTTGTTGAGCTTTCCCCAGAGTTCGGCCAGGGTCGAGTCGTGGTAGCGGTCGAGTAGCGAGTCTACGTTCGGTTCGAGCTGACCCTGGGTCTTCTTGTCCCGGAGTGCGTACGTCAGGAGCGCGACGTTCTCGATGTTTTCGAAGTGGTCCTTGTCCAGGTCGGCGTCGAGCTGCCGCGCCTTGCAGTAGGCTCTCGCGTCGACCCGCGCCTGGAAGCGCTGGCGGTTCGTCGGCTCACAGAGAAGAACTTCATCCGCCTCGACCCCGCCGGTCTTCGTCCGGCGGCGGACCTCTACGGGGAGATAGAGCTGATCGTTCGACTCGACCACGCCGAGCTTCGCGAAGTCGGGGAGCGGTAGACTCAGGATCTCGTCGTCGGCCATCGGGAAGAAAAGGCGGCAGCCCGTAGGTCGTGAGGGGGGGGACTCGGTGGCGCTACGGGCTACCTCCGATAATCTTGCGCGCGTAGACTCTGGACGTCAAGCCGAGCGGTCGACGCGGGCGGAAAAGCGACGGGGCGCCTCCGGCCGGAAGGCGCCCCGTCTGCGCCGGGCCTTGCCCCGACGCCCGCTCCCCCGCTGTTTTTTTGGGTCAGCTTGACCGCCGCTGGAAAAGCCTACGGCTTCTCCTGGTGGCCGATGAACGTGACGCTGACCTTCGTCGCGTCGTCGAGGGGACCGTCCGTCGCGATCGTCTGATAGACGCCGTTGTAGGTGTGGACGTCCCCACCGGGGATCTTGTGGCGCAGCTGAATGGGCTCACCTTCGATGCACTGCCGCCAGAAGTTGCGCTCCGGCCCGTCTTCGGAGAGGACGCAGTCGAAGTTCGTGGTCGACTCCTGGGTCCCGAGCGTGTAGCCGGAGCCCTTCTCGCGAAGCGTGTGGACCTGTTTGGCGTTGTTCGTCGTCGTCGAGTTCCAGTTCTGAACCGAGATGAAGTCCCCGGGTCCCTGCGCGATGAAGGACTGCGGGTATTTTTTTTGCTCGCCTGTGGCCATGGTCTACTTCCCTCGCGCCGCGCGTCAGGCGACCTTCTGGATGACGTTCCCGATCTTCGCGAGCGGCTTGACGATACTCAGCGGGAGGATGTTGTTCACCTGCGTCGGGTCGCTCGCGTCGAGCTCGAAGGTGAAGTCGCCCGCGTCGACCGCCGCCTGGAACGCGGCCCGGTTGACGACGCCCTGCTTGATCCAGAAGCCGATACGCGACAAGACGAACGCGCGAACGTCCTTGAGCTCGACGACACCCGGGGGGAGCGGGTCCGCATTCGGCGGGAGGTCTTCACTGATACTCGCGTTCGCGAACTCGATGGGCGTCGCCGTCCGGAGATCGCGGGCGACCGCATAGATGCCGTGGATGTCGCTGACGTCGAGAGCGCGGAAGTCGGGATTGGCCCCGTTCAGCGAGTGCGTCGTGATCGGGCGGACGAGAAAGATCTCATTCGTTCCCAGCTCGAAGTTGAGCGGGGTCACGCCGCTCTGCAGCAGATCCTCGACCTCCGCGTCCGTCGGCTTCGATACCGCGACGTCGGCCGGGCCGTAGAGGTCGAGCTTGTTCCCGATCCGGTTGTAGTTCGCGCGGAGCGAGACGAACCGGAGGGTGTCTCCCGCTTCCGCGCCGGCGAGCTCGCAGGGCAAGTCTTCGAACGTCTGACCGTACACGTACTCCATCTCGGCCGCGTTCCGGTCTGCCGCCCCGGCCTTGACGTCCGCGATCACTCCCGTGTGGCCGACGATCCCGAACTGCAGCTTCGCCGCGTTCCCGGTATTCAGCCCCTGAATGTGGTCCCGGAGGAGCTCCCCATTCGACGAGCTCGACGCGTCCGTCGCGTCCGCGTTGGAGATGCAGAGAACGATCAGGCCGTACTCCCGGGTGTCGATGTTCGTCAGGGCCGTCGCGATGCTCGGCTCTGTCGTCCCGGTCCCGAGTGTCGCCGGGTTCGCGGAGATGGTGATGCCGCCGCCGCCCTCGATGACGGAGACGTTGATCCGGACGTCGTTCCCCCAGGGGCCCTTCGACTTCGCGGTATAGTCGATGTCGGAGATATTTGCCGCCGCGGTAGGGAAGAGGTCCGCACCGAGGGCGTTGATGATGGGGACCGCTCGCGCGACGAACGCGGTCGAAGCCTCACCCGACAGCCATGAGACGTCGGCGGTTCGTCCATGGATGCGGAAGCGGAGCGTCGAGTTCTCCGTCGCCGTCCCGCTGAACGTCTGGGTCTCCGTCGCGGCCGCGCCGGCGCTCTCCGCCGGAGCGATGACGTCGCAGCTCGCGATGCCGTGGTGACCGAAGAGCCGCTTCGACGCGAGATGACCCGGGTTCCCGGAGCCGAGAGCCGTCGCGACATCGTCCGGGCCGAAGACCTCGCGGACCTCCGTGTTCGGGGTGATGTCTCCGCCGCTGGTATTCGGCGGGCTGATGATGAGAACGCGGAGCGAGCTGAGCCCCGGGTTCGACGCGCCGCCGAGTAGGTTGACGGTCTGGTAGAGCCCGGGTGTCTTGACGCTCGAGGCGACGGCTTTCGCGATGGTCATTTGGTCCTACCTCCGGCGGCCTTCTGAGACTCGGCCTCGGTCTTCTTCTTCTTCTCGGCCTTGCTCTTGGCGGCCTCTTCGGAGGCTCTCGTCGCCTCGTCGATCTGCGCCTGCCACTCCTGGGCGCTCCGCTTTCTCAGCGAGCCGTCGGAGAGCGCGCGGGTGTACTCCCTCCGATAGCGGGCGAACTCCGCTTCGGGGATCGCGACGATGTCGCTCGTCTGGTAGCGGTACTTGTACCGGTGGCGAGACGGGTCCTCTTCTTGCGGGTTGAGCACTTCCGCCCGGGCGCCGATGTGAACCGCCGTTCCGTACCGCCTGACGAGCTTCCCCGCGACGGAGGAGACGAAGAGGGCGAACTTGGGCGCGGGCGCGGTAGCCATCGACCACAAGGGTACGCCACGCGCCTGCCCCCCTCAAGGAACTCGCCGGAGCCGTAGACTCAGGACATGTCGTCTGCGACGTCGACGATGGTCAGCGGCGTCGTCGGCTCCGGCGCTTCGCCGGCGGGGAGCTTCGCCTGGATCGCGTTGACGTCCCAGTCGCCGAACGTCCGCTCCTCGAGCTTCGATAGAACGGTATTCAGCTCGAACTCGAACGAGTAGATGAAGTGCGACTGCCCTGCGACCGCCAGCGAACGGTTCGTGATCTCCACGCCTGCCCCCATCGTCGAGAGCGGTTCCATGTCCCGGTTGTTCTGCCGGTCCGTGAGTAGCCGAGTCGCGGTCTGCATAGCGACGAGCCCCTGCTCCCGCCGCTGCTCGGCGGAGCCGACGAGCCCGGTCCCGATGTACGCGGTAAACGACTCCCGGAACGCCCGGTCGCCCCGAGCGAGCCGCGTCGAGCCCTGCTTGCCTCCGCTCGTTCGACCCTGCAGCGTCTGGCTCTGCGTCCAGACCAGGAGCAGGGCGGGGAACGAGCCGGCGCCGGCGCGGAAGAACTCCGACGCCGACTGCCCCGCCGTCAACTGCTCCCAGAAGACGAAGCGCGTCAGGAGAGCCGGACCGACGAGGATGCTCGAGTTCGTACCGTTCGTGATCGCGGCGTCGAGCGTCGCCGCGGCCGCGATGCCCGTGACGGGGCGGAGGAAGCGAAAGCTGGAGCCCGCCGGCAGGTTCTGATGAGCGCCGCCCACGTTGCTCTGGACGCTCACGCTCCCGCTCCCGCTCGCAGGGATTGTCCACTCGCCGCCGCACCACTGACCGCTCGCGATGGTTCCGGACGAGATCGTCGCCGGGTTCGGCGCCACCTTGTAGAGGCGGTGCTCCCGCGCCTCCCCGCCTACGTTGGGGCGGAGATAGGTCCCGGCGGGGACGTCGACGTCGGAGCCCGTCTCGTTCGTCAGGGTCGCGGTACCCGTCGCGCGCGAGCCGCTCATCGGCGCGAGCTGGGCGAACAGCGCCCGGCCGAGTTGGCCGATGGTGTCGAAGTCGATGGGCTCGGTCACTAGCGGAACTTGCTCAGGAGAAAGTCGGCTGCCTCAGCATAGAACTCGGCGCGGTCGATGTCGAAGAAGTCGCGGAGCGGGATGACCTTCCGGCGCTCTTTGGAGACGTGATACTTCGCGTACGCTACTCCGGTGTAGGCGGCGACCCAGCGGTCAGAGCTCGCCGGCGCGATAGATCCGGCGAGAATGCCCGTGTCCTGAAGAATCTTCTGACCGCCGCCGCGGTTCCGCTTTCGCTTCCGCTTGAGTTCTTTCCAGCGCGGCTTCCCCCCCACTTGCCCCTCGTGCTCGAACACGTCCTGGACGCTCGAGACGAGCGCTTCGGCGATGACGGGTAGCGTCCGGTGGGCGTCCGAGAGCTGGCGAGAGAGCCCCTGGACGGCGCCCATCATCGCCGAAAAGTCGATCTCGACCGTCTCCGCCATCGCTCACAGGAGGTAGCGAGAGGGTGGCGAAGACTCCAGGGCCCGGGCGCTCGTCTCGAGCGCGTCGGCTTCGCGCCGAAGCTGCGCCTGCGCCCGTGGGTCCCGCGTCCGCTCGGCCATCGCCCACTTGTCGCGAGCTCGCCGGCGGAGTTCCGCTGCCGCGCTCGACGCTTCGCGGGCGCCGGTGACGCGGCGCGAGGTCATGGAACGAGCTGGGCTTCGGCCGGCGTCACTTCGCGGTAGGCGGCCTCGAACGTCTCCTTCGGAGACCACGACTCGTAACCGTCGGGATAGATGACGTGGTAACCCTCGCGACCGTCCTTCGGCTCCCGGTACGCTCGGATGATTTTCGCTCCCACGTAAGTCTTCGTCTCAGGCATTAATCTCTCTCCTGGTTTTCCGGTTTACTGCCACCCTACCGAGACGTGAGAGGCGAGCCAGCCTAAGAGTTCCCAAAGACCGATGCCGATGCCGCCACCGACGACCGCGCACGCGATCCCCGCGACGCTGAGCTGCTTGCCGGTCGGCATTCAGAACCCGCCGTCGCGTCCCGCGTAGCTTTCTTCCGTATCGCTCGGGTCCCGCCCGAACATCGAGACCGGCGTCGACTGGCTGACGCGTCCGCGGAGCGAGTCGTTCTTCCCATGGACGGCTTCGAGGCGGGAGCGCTGCACGCCCTTTGCGAACTCCTTGAGCGTCTTGCGTCCGCGCTCTCCCTGGAAGTCGTACAGCGACCGCCCCTCTGCGTCGTTGAACTCCGGGCGACGCTCGCCGGCGAGCTGCATGACGATCTGAGTGGTCGCCCGCCGGAGCGATCGGTCGCGCGCTAGACCCTTCAACTCGCTCTGCTCCCACCCCTTGTGAATGAGTATCCCGGTCGTCGTATCTTCAGCTTCCGAGATCGTCTCCTCGAGGCGCGCCAGGTCGCCCTGGCCGAGAGTCCCGTCCCGGTCGTCGTCGAACAAGTCGAGGACGCGCTGCGCGCCCATCTTGTCTTCGAGCTCTTGTCGAGTAGTGAACAGTGCCACGGGCCTACTCCGCTGGCAGCGCGACGCCGGCGTCGTCTTCGAGCGCTCCGCTGTTGATGTCAGGGACGGCGACGCCCGCCGCCTTCGCCGCCTCGATCTGTTGGCTCAGTAGCATCTCCCGGAGCGACCGGGTGAAGCCCTCGACGGCGCAGGTCGCGGCGATGACCTTGTCGGCTTCCGCTCCGCCCTTCTTCGCGAGCTGCTGGGCGAGCCCGCGGCACGCGAACTCGACGCTATCGTCGACGGCGCGCAGGGCGGTCTTCGCCGTCACTGACTCCGGGACCGCTGCGCCGCAGGCGACGATCGCGAGCGCCACGTTCAGGGCGCAGAGGACGTGGACGCGGCGGCGCATGGCGTCAGGGTCGCGACCGGAGCGCCGACTGAAGACCGCGCACGGAGCGGAACGGGCGCTGCTTGTCCCCGCCCTTGTCGGGGTTCCGATCCGCGCGGCGAGCTCGCGGCGGTTCGCGAACCGTCTCCGCGCCCTGGCCGGGGGGGGGAGGCGCATAGCCGAAGCGGATGCCCGCGTCCGCGAGCATCTCCCGGACGCAGTGCGGGATGGTCGAGAGCGGCGCCCCGTACCGAACCGAGACCCGGTGCCCCTTGCAGCGACCGATCCAGTTCTGGGTGCTGACCAGACCCATCTTCGACATGTGGCGCTTCGCGTCCGGACGATAGACTACCGATAGCTGATGACGAAGGACGGGCGGCGCGGGAGCGACGGGCGGCGGCGGCGGGAGCGAGCTCGCTTCGGGTGCGTCCGGGATATCGGGGGGAGCCGCGACGTCGACTTCGGTGGGACCCACGAGGACCGCGTTCTCCTCGTCGATGGGGAGCTCCTCCGGCTCAGGTAGCGGCGCCGTCAGAGCGGCCTCGACTCTCGCGATCTCGTTCGGGTCTTCGCCGCCGGTATTCTCGAGCGCGGCCCGCGCCGCCATCTCCTTCGCGGAGACGCGGGCGCCCTTCGCGCCGCCGCTCTTCGCGCCGCCGCTTTTCCCGCCGCCGCTCTTCCCGCTCGCTCGCTTCGCCGCTCTCGCCATGCGGTGAGGGTAGCTGGAAAAGGCGGACGCGACCAGCCCCAGGAGAGAGGCGGCCGCGTCCGGGTCCTTCTCGCAGGAGAAGCGCTAGGCGTCGAGCAGTACGTCGTTGAGCAGAAAGCCGCAATTATTCGCGATCATCTGCTCGTCCTCGGCGTGGCCGGACACCATCATCGTCCCCCCCTGAAGGCCGCGCGAATTGACCTCAAACTCCCGGGTAGTGAAGCCGTTCCCAGAGAGGCCGCGCTCCCGGAAAGTGATCGCGGTCATGGTGCTCTTCCCGTCCGTGGGCTGCCCGTTCGTCGGGAACGAGACGCCGATGACGGAGTCGCCCAGGATGTAGTCGAGAGCGCCGGTCGTTTCGTTCAGTACCTTGCCCGCGACGACGTGAAAGGGCGGAAGCCCGGGGATCACAAAGTCGACGGCGCTCTGGACGCCTGACGCGCCGATGACGTCTGCGTTCGGAGCGTTGTCGCCGAGCATCTGGCGCATGTGCGAGCGAACGCGGTCAGCCGCGAGGAAGCGGTGCGCCACCATCGGGTTCAGGTAGGTGCCCGTGATGGGCTGGGCCGACGCTTCGATCCGCTCCTGAATGTCGAGAATCGGGTCCGCGTTCTCTGGGTCGTCCCACTGGGCGCCGCCGCCCGTCAGAGCCACGACGTTGTTCGCGTTCCAGTTGGCGGTCGTCGTGTAGAGCCCGCCGGTACCGAAGATCCGGATCTCGCGGTCGAGACCGAGCGCCTCGAGAATCCGGGTCGAGTGACCCATCTTGACGTCGAACGTCGCCTGATCCTGCGTGACTCGCGGAACGAACGCCCCGAGCGCTCGCTCTTCGACCAGGTACAGGCTGGTGCTCGTCTCGATGTCGACTTCACGGATGGACGCCTGTCGCGACGTCCGGACCTCGACCTGCTGGAAAACGTTGTTTGATCCGAAGGTTCGGAAGCGGTCCGTCTCCTTGTCGACGAGCGTCACTGGGCAGGCTTCGTCGGCCCGATACCCCTGCGGCGAGAAGCCCGCGAGAAAGGTGTCGATCTCGTGGGCGATGTGGACGTCGCTCGGGTTGAGAGCGAACTGGACGCGCTGACCCGCCTTGCCCGCAGGCGAATCTTCGATGAGTTGGGCCGTCAGATACATGGCGGGTTTTCCTTGGATGTGGGTAGGGACCGAGAGGGCTCGAATGGGTGAGACGCTTACGCGCCGTGCTGAGCGCCCGGGGTCAGGCGGATGATGAATTCCTCGTCCTCGGCGGCAGCGGTCAGAGCTTCGCCCGCGACGTGATGGTTGTTGGTCGTCGTGATGATCCCCTTGCCCGCGGCGGCCCCAGTGACTTTCGCCCCGATGGTGACGCCGCCGGAGCCCGCGGTGAGAATCGCCTCACCGCGGACTTGAACGTCGCCCCGTGTCCCCGCTGCGATCGCTGCCATCGTCACGCCGACGAACGGGGCCGACGTGGTCGTCGCGACGGCCACGCCGTCCTGGCCAGCCGCCGCATCGTGAATGACGAGTCGCTTGGCCGCGATCGCGGTCGACACCTCGTCGTTGAAGCCCGGGGCGATGGCGCCGTCGGGGACCTGTCGGGTGAGAGCTGGCATGGATTCTTCCTTCCTTCGAGAGATTCGCGCGCTTCGGAGCTCGCGGTTCCGCTACGCGGCGATGACCTCGTTCTTCTGCATGAACTCGACGGCGCGCCGAATCTGCTCCCGGTGGGAGAGCTTCTTGAACTCCGGGTCTTTCGCCCGGAGATACTTGACGATCTTGTCCGTCGGGTTGTCGCCGGTCAGCGACGACAGGTGAACGGTCTGACGGTCGCCGTCGCCGCTCCCGCTTGTCGCGTCGTCGCGGACGTCGAGAGCCGGCGGGCGGTGTTGCTGGCCGCCGGAGCTCGCCGCGTAGGTGCGCGTCAGGTGGGTCGTGTCGACGTCCTCACGGAGCCCGTACTCCTGCAGGAACGCCTTCCGGCCCTCGGCGCGCGCTTCCATAAGTTTCTTGTACGGAAGCCGGTCGGCCTTCTCGTTGCCCGCCGTTAGCTTGAACGTCTTTGTCGCGGCGGCTTCCGCGTCGCGCAGACACTGGGAGCGGAAGGCGCTCAGGGCCTTCTCGAGGGCCTTGTCGCCCTCTTTCTTCAGGGCCTTCAGGGCGGCGCCGATGTCGGCTGCGCTCATCATCTCGTCCTGAGCGGACGTCGCGCCGAGCATCTCCTGGAGCTCCGCTTCGGCGGCTTGGAGTCGGGCGAGCCCGTCGCGGAGCTTCGGGATGACCTCCATCGCCGCGCCGGTGTCGTCGACGCCGAGAGCCTTGAGAACCTTGTCGAGGTCGCCCTGCCCGCCGGCGGCTTCTCCCGCCGCCTCTTCGATCGCGTCGTCGTCGGCGAGCCGGCGGATGCCGAGCTTCGCGCAGAGGTTCGTCCGGAACTGCTCCTGGCTCTTCTTGTCGTCGTTGGCGGTAACGGTCATGGCGGTTCTCCGTGGGTGTGGGTCGTCGAACGTCTCCGACGCCCGTTGCTCTGACATACCGCGCCCCGGCTCGCTACCGTTGCGGTTCGCCGCGGCGTAGCTCTCCAGGTGGCGGAGGAAGGGGTGGTTCGTAAACGCGATGGATGTGAGCGCTGGTCCCGCGGGCTCCCCCGACTTGAAGTCGACGCTCTCCATATCGAAAGCGATCGAGGTCTGCCGGTACTCGCGTGCGCTGATCTGTCGGCGAATCTGATCGCCGAGCCACGCGAGCGCCCAGAGCTCGGCGCCGGCGGGACCGTCGCGCATCTGGACGTCGTACACCCAGGCGGGAGCGGGAGCGCCGCTCTGGGGGATCGAACCCTCGGTCGCGTTCATCTCGCTCGAGTGCTCGTAATCGAACGGGATCGTCGGGCTCGACCCGGCGCGGATCGTCTTGCCGTCGACCTCGACGTCGCCGAGTCGGAACTGCGGATGAGCGTGGAGATTCTTGACGAAGCTCGCGAAGACTTCGCGGGTCAGGTCGAACGAGCCCTGCCAGTGCCCGTCGTATCGCCCCTCGCGGGCGACCTGGATCCACTTCATCTGCGGCGTCGCGCCGCCGGTCGAGCCGTCGTCCTCGACGAACCGACAGGGCTCGGAGAAGAGCCTCGGGAAGTAGCTACTCTGGTCGAGCGCGCGCCGCATCTTCGTCAAGGGTAACGCCCGGAAGCGTTCCGCTCAACGAACTCGCCGGCGCCGTAGACTCAAGCGAAGCCCGCCGCGCCCCCTCCGAAGCCCGGAGCGGGTAGCCCCTGAGACGAGAGCCACGACCCGTTCGTCGCTCGTCGCCCTGCGAGTTGTCGCTTCGAAAGCGAGCGGATACGGCACCGACAGTTGTGGTCCCAGGGCGGGAGAGCGGCGGGAAAAGCGGGGTCATCGACGCGGAAGATCTTCCCGTGAGTCGCCTGATGGTTCGGGCGCTGGCGGGGCGGGCCGTCGTTGGGCGTGAGCACCTGGAGGTACGGGCGCGCGTCGGCGACGTCGGGCTGGCTCATCTGACGCCACCGCCCGCCCGAGTAGGCTGCCTGGACGTTGTTCCGGAAGATCGTCTCGACGTGCGACGCGTTCGTCGGCGTCCAGCCCGCGCCCTCGAGCCGCTCCGCGACGAAATCCCGGAAGTTCGCGAGGTCAGCGCCCTCCTTGATACGGCGGCTCAGCTCCGCCCGGGCGGTGGCGAGCAGCTCTTCGTCGGCGAGACCGGCGATGGTAAACGCCCGCTGGCGAGCGACGGAGTTCAGCTCCCGAAAGACCTCCGGCGTGACGACCTCGCGGCTCTCGAAGACGCGAATCGCCTCCGCCATCGGGTGCTCGACGAACTTCGGATCGGTATCGACGAGTAGCTTCCGCGACGTCAGGAGCCGCCGGACCTCCGCCTGAAGCGCGCTAAACGTCTCGACTTCGATCTCGACTTCTTCGTCCCCCTCGAACGCGGAGTCGAGCGCGCCGAGCATCAGCCCGGTTAGAAGCTCGCGGCGGAGCGCTTCGCGGACCGCGCCCCGCTCCGGGTTCCGGATACCGGCGAGCGCCGAACGGATCGCCCGGGGCGTCTTCTTCCCGTCGACGGCGTTCGCGATGCGCGCCGCGAACGAGCCCATCGCCTTCGCGACGTCCGGGACGCCGCGCTTCATCAGGTCATCAGGGGAGCCGAAGACGGTCGAGGGCTGCTCCGCGAGACAGACCGTCCCGCCGTAGCGCTCGACCGCCGTCGCCGTCGCCCGGAGCCCGAGTCCATCGTCGACCGCATCCCGGACGCGTAGACTCTCGACCGTCGCGCCGTCGGGGAGAACGAGCGCATGGCAGTGCATGCCACCAGGGGCGGTCTCGTCGACCAGGAGGTCGTGGGAGTGGTCCCCGTCGACTTCCGTCCGGAGCCGGTCCCCGCTCGGGAGCGTCAGCCAGTGGGCGTGCCGGCCGCCCCAGACGAAGTCGCCGTGCCGGTCGATCTCATGTTCATGCGCTCCGCCGATCTCCGTGTAAACGACCTGCCCCCCGGGGAGCCGGTACGCGTGCGCGTGCGGCCCGTCGAGAGCCGTACTCTCTTCCGCCCGGTCGAGCCGGTGCGCGTGTAGCCCTCCATCGGAGCCGGGCGCGGTCGACGCGAGTCGGCGCGCGCTCGCCACTTTCTTGATAGGTCGCCAGGCTACCTGCCAGACGTGCTCGCCGTCGGCGTCGGTCAGCGGCGTCCCGTCGTCGTCGAGCTCGAGACCGCGGACCCGCTCGACGCCGCACTTCCAGCAGCGGTTCTTGTGGCCGTGAGCGCACTTCTGAACGCGGTGCTCCGTCATCTGCGCGGCGAGCGCTTCGATGTCCGCGTCGCCGAGCTCGTCCTCGCTGGCGGTTACCGTCTCTCCGACGGGTGGTAGGGCCGGGTTGTCCGGCGCCGGGGGTAGCCGGGGGGGGCCATCGCCGAAGCCGCTAGCGAGCGGGTCTTCAGGCGGGAGCGGGCGCTCGCCGATCGGGAACGCGCCCGGGACTTCCGGGACGTCTCGGATCCTACCGGCGTCCGGGAGCCCGCTTGGGTAGATCACCTCGGCTTGGGGTAGGTAGGCGGGGACCTGGCCATTCAGGTTGCGCGGTGCCTTCCGGAGATACGGCTCGTCCGGGTCGATCTCGCGTACGCCGAGCCGCTCGCGCGCTTCGGAAAGCGCGATATCCACTCCGACCGAGAGCGTCTTGTCGATCAGCTCGGCTTCCGCGGCGCGGTCGAGTGGCGGCTCGGTAACGACCTCGAACTCGGGAGCGTGAGTGATAGCTTCCGGGCCGAAGTTGACGACGATGATCGCGTCCGTCAGGAACCGCTCGATGACCTCGGAGAGCCGCCAGGCGTCGCTCGCGATGATGAGATCTTCTTCGTTCGTGTGCGCGTCCCCGATGGTCGATCCGAGTCCGGTCGAGACGGCGTCCGTCGTCGCGGTACCGCCGAGGAAGAGCTTCGACTGAGCTTTCTCGACATGGTCGATCGCCTGCTCGTGAATCTCTCCCGCGCCCCGCTGCGGCTGAGCGATCAGCAGATCCATGTCGAGGGGCAGGACGGCGGTAGAGTGTCCCCCGAGTCGGTTGAGCGAATCGAACGCGTCGTCGATCTGGTCCTGGTTGATGGTCGTGCCGTTCTTCGCCGAGTCCTTGACGATCCCGACGCGCCAGGGCTTGCCGAAGATCTCGATGAGATGGAGCCGCTCCCGCTCCATGACCCGACCGAAGAACGACCAGAACGTCGAGCGGAGAGCGAGCCCTTCGCGCTCGGGGTACTCGCCGAAGATGCGCGGCTTGTACGGTAGGAACTTGTACGGGATCGTCTCGAGGGCGAAGCCCTCGTCCCGAAAGTCGGCGACCTCGCGGTTGAGGTCGATAATGCGCAGGTCGCGGTTCGGCCCGAACGAGAGACGTCGTGCGTGAATCCAGTGGACGTCGCAGACGCGCCAGCGGGATCGGACGAGCTCCCACTCGAGCTCGCCGGCGGAGCGCCCGTGAAACGTCGCCTGGTTGGCGTCGAGTAACACCTGACGGAAGCTCGGCATCTGCTCGAGCTGTTGGCGCACAAAGCCTGCGTAGTCCTCTGCCCGCTGCTTTTCGACCCCATCGCCGCTCGCCGGCTTCACGCGCCAGTCGAGCGCGCCGAGCCGGTTGAGACGTTTCTGCCAAAGAGCCGACGCGTGGAGGTCGAGCCGTAGCGACTCCGTCGCGATGTCGGTGAACCGGCGCATCAGTCCCACCTCGAGCGACCGGATGGCCGCGTCGATCGTCTGGAGAGTGAGCGACCGGCCGAAGTGCGGGCGGTACGCCTCTTCCCGCGGGACGTTCGGGAAGTAGCGGCCCCTGAGAATGCCGTGCGCCGGCTGCACCGCCTCGACGCCCCTCAGCTGCTGGCCGTCGTTATACCGCTTGCGTCGTCTTCGCCGCTTCGCCACGGCTCACAAGTTACACCGTCCGGCCGATACCGTCGACGAATGCTAAGATCGGGGATGTCCGCGGTCGCCGTCCACGTCCTCGCCGGGGTGCTCTACCTCGCCCTGGTGGTCGCCCTCATCGTCGCGATCGCGTTCGGGGCGAAGCTTTGGCGCGCGCGCGAACAGGGGAGGATGGCTTTCGCCGACCTGCGGAAGGCTTACCGCGCCCGGCTCCGGCGGATTCAGATCCAGAAGCGGCGGAAGCGCGAGCGGGCAGAAGTAGAGACGTCTGAGTCCCGGGTCCGGGAAGCTCTCCGGGACGTTCTCCGCGATGGTCCGCCGGAGCAGCAGGCGACGCTAGAGTCGACGATCCGTCCGCCGCCGCTCTGCGACTGGTCCGATGACGAGCTCGAGACGGAGCATCTCCCGGACTGGGATTCGCGGGCGACGCAAGTGATGCCCCGGCGGAAGCCACGACCTCCGGACGACTGAGCGGGTGAAGCGGGTAGCCAGCGGCGACGATCTCGCGCGCCTGCTCGACCGTCGCGAGCCCGCCGCCGCCCTGCTCGAGCCACTTCTGGTGAGCGCGCTCCATCCATGCGCGCATGCCGGCATCGAGCAGCTTCAGGCGGACGTCCGCGTCGAAGCCGCGGAGCTTCTTCGCTTCGGCGGCTTCGGTCTTCCACAGCTCGATGAGTTCCGGCCACGACCGGTTCGGCGGGCGTCCGCTGAAGCGACGACGCGGGACGCGCGATGGCGGGAAGTCGTCGCGCGTCCAGACGCGGCTCATCCGAAGGCTCCGCGCCGTTCGAGCTCGGCTTCGACGATCGGACGCCACTCCTCGCTGACGTCGATCTCTCCACGCTTCATCGCAAGTAGCCTCCATGTCGGAATCGAGTCGAGCGCCTCGAAGAGCCGACTCGCTGTCGCTATCGTTTCGACCGCGTCGTCATGATCGGTGAACGGGACCGGCGTTCCACCGACCACCTCTAGTGCTTCCCGGAGGTCCGTCAGCGCCGGCGGAATACGTGGGCGCTCTTCAGCCACCGGGGAGCTCCGGGCGCTTCGTCGCCGTCGCGTCGGAGAGCTGAAGCAGCCCGGGCTGACCGGGCCCGAACGCCGTCTTCCACTCCTGGATGCGACCGACCTGCTCGCGCGTCGCGACGACCGCCTGCCACTGCCCGTGGCAGAGAACCGTGATCGCCGTCCGCCCGTCGCGGAGCGGGACCCGCTTGACGTCGGCGACCGGCTTGTTGCACCGGTAGCACCAGGGGCGCGCCCAGCCATCGGTACCGACCGCGGGCGGGAGAACGGCTTCCCAGTGCGGGAGCGCCGCCGCGTTCGGCTTCTCGCGCTGAGACGAGTCCGGGTCGAACCACGTCCAGCCGCCCGGGGCGAAGTGCGGGAGCTGATGCCCGGGCCAGCCGATGCAGACCAGGTCGGGGTAGCCGGGAGCGCCGCAGCGCATCCGGGGACCGGTCCGCCCGATCGCGGCGCGGGCGACCGGGTCCCTGAGTAGCTGAAGCTCGCCCGCCCGGTGAAGCAGGAGCGCTAGCAGACGGCGGCGCGCGTCGGTCACGAGAGCCCGCCCTTATCCGGGTCCGGGGCGTGCGGGACGAACGAGCCCCAGCGGAGTTCGACGGTCAGCGTCCGGGTCGAGGCGCCGCCGACGGGTCGCTCGAGGCTCCGCTCCGCCCTGACGCCCCACGACTCGACCCGCTTGATGGTGAAAAGTATCTCGTGCGTCCAGTCCCCGCGGACGCTCCGAACGACGTCGCCGGGCGCGAGTAGGTTACGGCTCATCGACTCGCCCCGCACTTCCGGCACCTTTCGATGAAGGGATGGCCCGGCGGATACTGATACCAGTCGTGCTCGCAGCCGAGCTTCTCGACGCCCGGCGCGAACGGGCTCGAGCCCGGCGACGGCGCGTCGATGACCTCGCGCTCGTCCAGCCAGGCGTAGAACGCTTCGGCGAAGTCGGCGTCGCAGTCGAGGGAAACCTCGATAGCATAGTGGTCATTCATCTGCACTGTTCGGAGTGCGCCGCCCGGTCGCGCCGGGACCTGAGCGAGCCCGAGGTTCGTCAGGGTCAAGTGACGGACGCGCGCCTTCACGACGACGCCCCCCACGCGGCGCGCGCCGCCTTGACCGTACGGATGATGCGCCGCGCGAGCTCCGAACCGGGTTGCGCCGCGCGCTCGAGAAGCTTCGGGAGCTCGCCGGCGCCCACCGCGTGCTTGCTCGCTTCCGCCCGCGCGGTCGCCTCCATCGCCTCCCGCTGCTCTCGCCATTGCTTGAGCGCGAACGCCGCTCCCCACCCGGCAGCGTCGCCCATCGACCTCCGGGCGAGGAAGAGCCAGAGCGTCTTGTCCGAATCGTCGACGGCGCGGGAGCGGTCGAGCAGCCACCCGATACCCGCCTGGAAGCCGTGGCAGTAGGCGGCGCTCGCGATCTTCCCACCGAGCTCGGTCGTCACGAGTCCCCCGTCGCCCGGAGCGAATTGGCCATCAGTGCGCGCAGCTCGCTCCCGACGTTCGGTTCGATCTCGCGGCAGCCGACGTCGCTGACCTCCCGCCCGCGATAGAGCCAGCCGACTCGACCGGGGGGCCTCACCCACTCGACGAGACCGTCCGCGCGATAGAAGAAGACCGCGCCTTCGATTACGCGAGCCATCACGGGGAACGGGTTGCCCCGATAGAAAACGTCGTGGGTATGGCGGAAGCCGTTCCAGCGGGGCAGGTTGAGGTCAGTCATCGGGGGGCCTTCCGGTGAGGGGCGGGGAATACCGCGGGCGGAATAATACCGGCGCGCCCCGGCTGCGTCCACGCGGGTCAGAATCCTGAGGCCATCTCCCGCTCTCCGCCGGTCCGGGAGCGGAGCCCGGCGCTCGCGAGATTCTTGTCGTACCAGTCGTACGCCTGGGTCAGGGCGTCGATCATGTTGTCCTTTCCGCCCTCTCGGCCGGTAAACCGCCGCATCTGCTTCCGGAAAGCCGGGACCCAAAAGCCGGTCTTCGGGACCCGGACGCGACCGAAGCGGACGCCGCCGGCGCAGGGGAGCGCGCGGACGAACTTCGAACCCTCCGGGAGCCAGCTCTCGATGGGAAGGTTCGCGGGCTGCTCGCCCCGCTTCGTCCGCTCCTGGTCGAGCCGTCGCGCGATCTGGCTGACCGCTTTGAACGCCGAGACTTCCTCGAGCAGGATCGGCGAGTGGAAGAAGTCCTCGTGGAGTTCTTCGAGCGCGTCGACCGTCTCGGGGATCTCCTCATGGCGCTCCTCGGCGAACAGGACGTCCATGCAGACCGAGCCGCCGCGGTCGAGATAGCCCGACGTAACGACGAACCCGCTCGGGTCCTTCTTCTTGTCTTTGACGATGCCCGGGTCGCAGGAGACGAGGACGATCGCGCCGTCGAAGTTCGGCTCGTCGTACATCTGCGGCTCGACGAAGATCCGCTTACCGCGCGGGACCCGCTTCTGCTGGTACTGGCTCTCGAAGTTGTAGTCGCTGATCGCCTGCTGGATCCGCCGGAGCGCGCGGATGTTGTAGCGCCCCGGGTGGAGCGGGACGCCGCCGGTCAGGCGCCCGCGCCGGTCGTACGTCGCGCGAGAGACGGCGGGCAGTCGGATGTCGATGACCTCGGCGCCGAGCCCTTCTTCGACCGCCCACTCGCGGAGCCGGGCGTTCAGGTCGCGGTCGTTCCACGCCTGGTGGGAGATGCAGATCGAACCGCCCGGCTCGAGACGGGTGAACATCGTCCCCTGGAACATCCCCTCGTAAACCGCGTCCTGAATCTTCTCCGACTCCGCTTCCGGCCGGTCTTTGAACGGGTCGTCGATGTAGATGAACCCGAAGCCCTCGCCGACGAACGCGCCGTGGCGGCCGCCGGCGACGAGCCCGCCGCCCTGCGGCGTCTGCCAGAAGCTGACCGTCGCCGCCGGGTCCTTCGCCTTCTCGCCCGGGCCGAGGTGGAGCTCCGCCGGTCGAGCGAAGACGCCGGCGCGTCCCGCGTACTCGCGGCAGAGCCGGGACTTCCGGAACGCGAGCCCGCCGGAGTAAGTCCCGTACGCGTTTTGCTCGGTCGGGCGGTACTTCAGCCGTCGCGCGATGTGGTGGAGAATCGTCACCGTCTTCCAGTGACGGGGCGGCGCTTCCGCGAGGATGATGACCGGGCGCTTCATCGACTCGTCGAGCGCTTCGCAGAGCTCGGCGAGATGGTACGGGTCCCCGAGCCGTGGGGAGTACAGGCTCATGAACGTCCGGAGATCGAACTCGGCGTCCATCTCGTCGAGCCGCCGGCGCGCGAGCGCGCGCGTCCGGAGCTCGTCGTCGCTCAGGCTCCGGAGGTCAGTGGACGGCGGCTTCGCCGCTCTCGTCGTCGACTTCTTCGCCGATCGTTTCGAACTCGCCGACGCCTTCCGGGAGCGCGCGTCGGGCTTTCCGGCCCGAGACGTAGTCTTCGATTTCTTGCCGGCTCCAGCCGCTGAACGGGTCGTGCGTCTTGTCGTCGTCGTCGCGTCGGCCATCGGGCTCCACCCCAGTGTACTGCCCGAGGGCGCGCGTGGCCCGCAGGGCGACGTCGAGTAGCGGCGCCGGGTTCCGCTCGTCGGGGACCGAGGCCTTCGAGAGGGCGAACGCCCGGATCGTCCGGAAGGTCTGGAGACACTCGGCGAGGACTTCTTCCCGGAACTCGGGCGTCATCTTCGAGAGCGACCGGAGCGTCGCGCTCGCTTTCCGCGAGAGCTGAACGACGACGTTCTGCGTCACGCCCCACTGCTTCGCTAGCTGGAGGGGCGTAACCCCCGGGACCCAGCGCCCCTGGCTCATCGTCGTCAGGATCATCTGCTCCTGCTCGAGCCGCTCCGCCTGGAGCGTCTCCCGCGCCCGCTTCTCGCGCGCAGACTCCTCGAGCTTCTTCTTCGAGCGCCGCTTCGGTCGACCCGCCACGGCGCCTACTTGATGGCCAGCCAGGCCGTGAAGTTCGCCCAGCGCCAGAAGCACTCGGCGCGGTAGAAGCCAGCGGCGCGGAGTAGACCCTCGTTGCCGGCCGGGGTCAGGGAGACGAGTCGTCCTTCGAGCGAGAGCGCCTTCCGGTCGACTTCTTCCCGGCTGTAGCCCTGCTCTTCCTTGAACGCGTGATAGACGTCGACAAACGCCGCCTGCGTCGTCGCCGTTTCGCCGAGGACTTTCTCCGCGACGATGAACGCCCCGCCGGGAGCCAGCGAGTCGAAGACCCGGCGGACGACCCCGGCGCGGTACTCGACCGGGACGAACTGTAGCGTGAAGACGGCGAGCGCGACGTCGACGCCATCGATCTCCGGGAAGTCGTGGCGGAGGTCGAGCGCTTCGATCTCCACGTTCCCGTAGCTGACGAACTTCGTGCGGACGACGTCGAGCATCGACTCGCTGATCTCGACGCCGACGACGCGGCGAGCCTTCCCGGCGAGCGCTTCGATGGAGAGGCCCGTCGAGCATCCGAGGTCGAGGACGGTCCCGCCATCGGCGCCGAAGCGCCGGGCGAGCGAAGCGACGAGACCGCGAAGCGCGTCGTACTGCGGAATGCTCCGCGCGATCATGTCGTCGAAGACCCGGGTCACGCTCATGTCGAACTCCCACTTCCCGTCGGGCAGATGCCCGATCGAACTCTCGTCGGCCATCAGCTCGCCTCCCGGAACTTCCGCCGCGTCCGGTCGAGCTCGGTGAAGAGCCCGTCCCGGAGCGCGGCCGCGACGGCGCGCATCATCGGCGGCGGGACTGCGCGGCCGAGTCGCTCCCACTGCTGCTGATACGTACCCGTCAGAACGAAATCGGCGGGGAAGCCGCAGACCCGGCGGAGCTCGTCGATCGAAAACTTCCGCGGCTCGTACGGGTGCGTGACCGACGCGACGCCCCGCCCGCCGCCGGCGGCGGTGATGCACGGCGAGGGCTCGTCCGGGCTCGCGCGGATCAGGTTCAGGTACTTGCTCGACTTCTGCCCCGGGTGGAGCCGCGCCCACTCTCGGAGCTTACCCCGGTACGGGGTAAGCTTCCGCCACTCTTTCTCGATGGCCGTCCCGACGATGGAGCCGTCGCGGACGAGCCCGGGACCGACCATCGCGGCGCGGCGCTTCAGGTCGGGGAGAACGTCGCGGAGTGAGTACCGATAGCCGAGTGGCTTCGGGAAGTCGGGCTCTCGGTCGAGATCCTTTCGGACGCCGAGGATGATCGCTCGCCGCCGGGTCTGAGGAACCCCAAGCCACTGAGCGTCGAGTATCCGGCAGGCGACGCGGTAGCCGGCGCCCTCGAGCGCGCGGACGATCTCCTTGAAGTATCCGACCGCCACCCCCTGCGTGATCGCCGCTACGTTCTCCGCGACGAACGCCCGGGGCTGGATTCCGTCGAGCAGACGGACGAACTCGAAAAACAGGTCGTCGGTCCGCTGCTTCCTATCCGAATACTTCTTGACCTCCCCCCAGTGGGCGTCTCGCTTTCCGCTCATGGAGAACGACGCGCAGGGCGGGGAGCCGTTCAGGACGTCGAGCTCGCCGCGCTCGAGCCCGACGGCGCCCAGGACGTCGGCGGGCTGGACCTTCCGGATGTCGCGGTCATCGAGCGGAACGCCCGGGTGGTTCGCCGCGTAGACTTCGCGCGCCGCGGGGACGAACTCGTTCGCCCAGACCGTTCGGAAGCCGGCCATCTCGAAGCCGAGACAGGAGCCGCCGCAGCCGGCGAACGTCGAGGCGACGGTCAGCCCGGCGGTACCGCGCGCCGCCGCGACTTCGGCCATCGACGGGAGCCGGAACGGCGGCTTCACGCTCCCGCCGATGCCGCTCGCCTGCTCGTCTTCTTCTTCGCGGTCTTCTTCGCGGTCTTCGCCGCAGGGGCGCCGTTCCACTCATAGCCGCACTTCGGGCAGCAGTAAGTGGTCTTCGCGTTGATGTCGACGGACGAGAAGTCGCCCGGGGGGAGCGGGTTCCCCGGGTCCATCAGGGCCGTGAAGCTCGCCTCGTCGAAGCCGAGCTCGAAGCCGAGACCGTCGACGACGCCGATGTCGCCGATCAGGTCCCGGAGCGCGACGCGGTCGAAGTCGCCCCGCTTGTTGTCGAGCGCGATGGTCAGCTTCTTCGCTTCTCTCTCGGTCAGCCCGTCGAGAAAGACCATCGGCCCTTCGGGCATCGCGAGCTCGTTCGCGATCCGCCAGCGATGCTCGCCGTCGATGATGACGTCGCGGCGCTTCCCCTTCTCGTCCTTCCCCCAGACCAGGAGCGCGTACGCGGCGAGCCAGCCGCCGGTCCGCATACCCTCGCGGGTCGACTCCATCTGGAACTCGGTCATCCGGTTCGGGTTCCAGTCGTTCGGGCGGACGCGGTCGAGCCGGGCCATGACGACCTTCCCCGTCACCTTGGCCTGCGGCCGGGCCCGGGTCTTCTTTGCCGCGCGCTTCTTCTTCGCTGCCATCAGGTCGACTTCTTCGCCGGTGGGTCGGGGAGCTCGATGGTCGTGCGACCGAGAAGAAAGTCCGTCGAGCGGCCCAGCGCATCGGCGAGCTTTAATAAGTTCCGAACGAGCGGGACGCGGATGCCGCACTCGAAGTGGGAGATGTGGCCCTGAAAGATGCCGCTCTTCTCCGCGAGGTCGTACTGCGTCCAACCGCGGTGCTTCCGGGCCGCCTTCAGACGCTGGCCGCAGAGCGCGGCGAGCTCCGCCTGCTCCGCTCGGTCGGCCTCGACGTCCTCCGCCGACCGCGTTCTCCCGCCTGCTGGCTCGCCCGGCATTGATTCCACGAGCGTACACCCGGCCGGCTCGGCCGGCAAGTCGTCCCGACTCAGCGCCCGCGGGAGCGCTTCCGCGCCCTGCTCTCAGCCGCTCTCCGCTGCCGCCGGTTCCCCGGGGGTTCGGCTATCGTCTCCGTCCGGGGCTGCCCCGGGATGGCGGCGAGCGGCTCTATCGCCGTGCCCCCGTCCGTCGTCCGGATACGCGTGACCCGCGCCGGGAGATCCGGGTCGTCCCCGGGTGGCTTCGGGCTCGCCGCGATCATTCCGGGACCGACGCCCTGACCGCGGCGTCCTTCGACTCGAGAAGCTTCCGGAGGGCGACCGTCGTCTCCGCGTTCTGAGAGCGCGAAGCCGTCAGGACGGCGAGGCCGGCAAAGTCTCGCGAGACCTGCTGGAGCCCCGGCGGCAGATGGTCGTACCGGAACCAGCGGAGAACTTCCGCGATGCTCGGGTGATAGCGACCGAGAGCGGCCAGGGACAGTTCCTCGTGCCACTCCCGCCTGGTGTCGTCGGCGTCGCTCATCGCATCGAATGGTACTGGCGGAACGCGCCGAAGGCTACCGCGATCGCTTCCGCTACTTCTTGGTTTGGCTTCCGGCGGAATCCGCAGATGCGCTGGACCGCCGTGACCACGTCGCTCTTCGTCTTGCCGCGGCTGTTCCCCTTCCCGAACGTCGCCACGCGGGCGGTTGACGTCGCTATGTCGAAGACGGGGACGCCGCCGTAGACCACCGCGAGCCCGCGGACGATGCCCGGGACTTTGAGCATCTCGGAGCTCGCCGCGTTCGTCTCCCCTTTGCCGTGCCCGACGTTGGAGACGTTCTCGATGCCGACGCAGTCGGGGAGCTCGCGGGAGATGACGTCGTGAATGCGGACCGCGATCATGTCGAGCCGCCGCCCGGGCTTCCCGTCGCTCGGCTTCGTGACGAACCGCTCGCTGTGGACGCATCGGACGGCCGTCGGCGTGATGACGATGACCCCGATACCGACGAAGCGGAAGCCCGGGTCGATCCCGAGAATGCGCGTTCCCGCCTGCGGGTCGAAGCGCTCCGGGTTCTCCGCGACGCGAACTTCGATCGCGGGCTTCGCTTCGGGCGGCTTCTTCCCGTCGCTTCTCGGCGACTCCGGCGGCCACAGCTGCTTACACCCTGGCCGCTGGCAGCGAAGAACGAGGGGGACTTGCGCCGGCTCGCATTCGTTCGTGAGCGTCCGATCCCACGAGCAGGCTGGGTGCCGCTGGTCGCCGGGTCTCGAGACGTGGTAGCGCCGGCCCCCACGGGCGCCGCCGATTACTTCCACCTGCCCGGCGAAGAGCTTCATCCGAGCCACCAGCGGGCGACCGCCAGGGCGACGGCGAGCGCGACGTCGACGCCGAGTAGGCGGAGCGCCCAGCGGTAGGCGCGAGCCCAGCGGCGCGGGCGGCGGAGCCAGTAGGGACCGCCGTTGACGTACCAGGCGCGGGCGATGGCGCGGAACGCGGCGCCGCGTAGCCACCTCTCCTGTTCGGCTTCCATGGTCGCCCAGAGCCGGCGCTGGACGCTCTTCGCTCGCTCGACGAGTTCGCTCGTCGGCTCGCTCGGATGGCAGGCGCGGCAACCGTAGAACCATGGACCGTCCGCCGTCCGGGCCGCGACAAGCCGACGACCGCACTTCCCGCAGTAACCGAAGACGCTCGCCCACGTCTCCCCGCCCGTAACGCTTGGCGTCGGCGGCTCCACGCTAGCCCTCGACGTCCCCGAGCCGGTCCTCGAGGACCCGCGTCTTCGCGCGAAGCGCCGCCTGCGCGAGCTGCGCGTTGAGAGCCGCTTCGTTCAAGTCGATGGCGAGTCGCTCGGTCAGGTTGTAGCTGTCCGGCGTCGAGCCCTCGGCGAGGTGCGCCGTCGCCCGCTCAATCAGCGCCCTTGCCTCGGAGAGCCCCTGGACGGGTTCGCGCTGAGCGACCATCGTACCCATCGGAACCTGTTCGAGCGTCACGCCGACGGTCACGGGCTTCTCCAAATTACCCGCTCCGCTCTCGAGTAGCCGGTCGAGGAGGTGTCGGCGGTCCGCCTGGAACAGCTGGAGCGAGACGTCGTCGCGCCCGATGTAAAGAACGCCGCCCTGCCAGCGGCACCACAGCTGGCTGAGCGGACCGTTCCCGAGCCATTTACGGTTCGACGGTCCGTTGTAATGCAGCCCGGCGTGACCTTTCTCGAGCGTACACTTCCACGTCCCCCCCGGCTCGACGCTCTCGCATCGTGGAAGCCACTGCCGCTTGCCGCAGACGTGCGGTCCGTCGTGACCCGCGTCCCGCTGGCACCGCGCCCCTTCGGGTCCGATCGTCGGGTTGAAGTCTCCGCATAAGCTCATAGCTCCATCGTCTCCTTCGCTTGGTCGCTGATACGTAACGCGCCGCCGGACTCGCTGACCAGGCCGAGCCCACGGAGCCGCCGGAGACTCGCCGCGAACGACGAGCTCGTCCGGGAGTGGCCGGTCATGTCCGATAGCTCTGCCCGAGTGTACCCCCGGGCGCGACCGGCGAGCACCTGGAAGTTCCTGCGGTCGTACGCGGCGAGCCGCGCGCACCAGTGGTCGAAGAGCTCATAACCCTTCGGGACGGCGACCTTCCCGGCGCTCTGCTTCCCGTCCGCGGTTGCGCGTAGCTCCCCGCTGGACTCTTCGACGAGCCCGACCGCCTTCAGCTCCCGGAGCGCGGCGGCGAACGTCGAGCTCGTCCGGCTCTTCCCGGAGACGAGCGAGAGCCGGAGCCGCGTCGACGGCCCGTAGGCGACGAGCGAGCGGAGAAGGGCGAGCGCGTAGTCTCCCGACGCGCTAGCCCCGTTCTTCGTCGGGCGCCCGCCTACCGTAGCGGCGTCGTCGCCGGCGGCGAGAGCGAGCGCGGGCGGGCGGGGAGCCCATCCCCCCTGCTCCGCGTCTCCGCGCCCATTCGCCGGCACAGGCTCGCCCGGGAAACTCTTCCCGAGCGTCGTGCTTTCCATCGTCGCAAGAAGTCGGTCGAGCGCCGCGTGTATCTGACGGAGCCCTTCCCGGAGCTCGGCGCCCTCCGCGAGCGAAGCCGCTAGACGCCGCTTCGCTTCGGCGAGCTCGCCCCGGAGTTCCCGCTCGACATGCGCGTGGTTCGACGGCCCGCTCCCCGGCTTCGGCGGCTCCTTCGCGGGCGGGGTGAGCGCGGCGGTCAGCGCGCTGACGTCGACCGGGGCGAGCTTCGGCGCCCGCGCACGTGAGCCGCCGAGCTTCGGCGTCGACGTCCCGTCGAAGGTGTCTTTCGGCAGAACGCGGATCGGCTTCGCGACGGAGAGCCAGGACGGGGACCAGCAGAAGAAGTCCCCGGGCTGGAGTTCCGGGAGCCGCCGGAGCTGCGCCGCGACTTCTCCCTCGCCGTCGGCTTGCTCCGTCACCCAGCCCGCGATCGCCTTCCGCTCGTGCGGGCCGCGCATCCCGCCGACGAACAGGCACTCGACCATGTTCAGGACTTCTTTCGAGACGCTCTGCGGCCGCTGGCTGACGAGCATCGACCCGATCCCGTGGTTGCGACCGAGCCGGACGATGTCCGTCATCGCGCCGAGCATCCGCTCCTGGCCGCGCGCCGCGTGCTGGGGCGCGAAGACCTGCGCCTCTTCGAGGACGAGCATCCGGGGCGTCGCCGCCTTCCGGCTCGCGATGTAGAACGCTTCGGCGAAGTCGGCGACGAACGACTGCCGCTTCGTCTTCGAGAAGCCGGAGACGTCGATCACGGCCGAGCCGTTCGTCTCGACGAGGAACCGCCCGACTTCCGCGCCCTGCGTCGGCTCGACCGGGACGTCTCCGTGCTCTCCGCCGATCACGACGATCGGGAGCCCCGGCGACTTGCCGTCCTTCCCGAGCCGGAGCGGCCACCAGTTCCCGACGGGCTCGACGACGACGGTCGGGCAGCTCGCCCCGACGAGCTGCTCGACGAACTTCCCCGCGAGGTAGCTCTTGCCCTGGCCCTTCCCCGCGAGCGCCGCGAACGTCTGCGTCGCCGCTTCGCTCGCGTCCATCGAGAGCCCGTCCGCGAGACGGAGCTTCACGACCGCCCCCGCTCCGGGCGCGCTTCCGGGTCGGCGTTACGGCAAGGCTGGCAGCGGTCATCGGTCGCGCAAGTGTGAGCGTACATGAGCCGTCGGCACTTCGGGCAGCGCCTCGGGGCGAGCCACTGCCCTTCAATCGCCAGCTTCACTGCGAGGGCTCCCCGCAAGCGTTGCAACGATACCAACCGCGGTCGAGCGTATTGCCCCGGCGCTCGCCGCAGAACTCGCACGGGCGCGATTTCCCGCGCGCCGACGCGTACCGCTCCAGCTCCGTCGCTAGGGCCGGAAGCGCTGACGATTGCCGCTGAACGTAGCTCCGATAGGTCAGGGCCCCGAGCGCGAACGCGCCGACGAACAGTAGGACGTCGCTCATGACTTGCCACCCTGGACGAGACGGAACCGGACGACGCGGACGAACGTCATCCGCCCGGCGGCGTCGAAGACCAAGCACTGGTCGTCACGGAGCGCCGGCTCGCACTCGACGGACCAGCCCGCGAACCCGGGCCGGGACCGGACCCAACGGTCGACGTCAGCGACGAATGCCGGCGGGGCGAAGATGGCCCGCCGGAACTCGCCGAGGTGGAACTGGCCGATCACTCCGTCTCCCGCTCCGGGCGGTTCGGGTCGTCGACGACCACGGTCACGTTCGACGGGAGCGCGGCGAGCGTCGAGCGGATCGGGTGCGTCAGCTCTCGCGTCGTCGGGTCCCACGACGGACAAGCGGTCATCCGGAGTTCGAGCTCCGCGGGCTCGTCCGGTCCGGGAATCGTCCAGGCGATGTGAGTGATGGGCGCCTCGAGTTCTTCACCGTCGAGGAGAAGCCGCGTCCCCTCCGGAGTCCCGTCGCTCTCGACGGTGAAGAGTCGACGTCTCTGGCTTCGGCTCTTCTCGTCGGCGAGGACGATGCGGCGAATCCACTCCAGGTCGCTGAGACGTTGCGAGTCGAGCGGGGCGAGCCCGAACCCGCCGGGATGGAAGACCGAGCGGGAGAGAACGTCGCCCATCATCACCAGAAGCTCGGCCGACGTCGTCTTACCGATCTCCGCTGCGAGCTCGACCCGCCGCTTCGCGTCGACGGCTTCCGGGTCGAACTCCGGCGGCTCGAAGCTCGGCGGCTCCGCCGGCGGGACGGCGTCGCCTGCCCGGTAGGGCGGCGGCGGACGCGGCGGCGGGGCGGGTCGCTTCGGCATCAGACGTCCCTCGGTCGAGCTCGACGGCATGCGTTCGCCGGCGCGGCCTTCCCGAACAGCGAGCAGCCGTTACGGTCGACGTCGACGTCGCACCAGTGAACGACGCAAGCCGCGCGCTTACAGCGTTGGGGCGCCGGAACGCTGCCCGACGTGCGCCCCGCCGAGAGCTCGAGCTCAAGGCCGTGGTCGCAGCGAGCTCGGCCGTCGTGCCCAACGGCGTGGTAGACGTTGCTCACTCCGGCTCGCTCCCGTGGACTTCGGCGACCCGCTCCCGGCTGTAGTTGTCCGGGTGCTCGAGGTTCAGCGAGCGGAGCTGGCGGACCGTCAGCGTCCGGACGTTCGCGTCCCGGCTCCGCTCGCACATGAACTCGCCGTGCCAGCAGGACGCGCGGAGACACTCCGCGCAGACGGTTACGTCGCGGCCGAGCTCCCGCTCGAGCGCTTCGCGCTGCTCGTCGTCCGTCGCCGGGCGGACCTCTACCGTCTCCCCGACCCGGCCGGTCAAGCCCGTCTCCGCCTCGAGCTCGCGCATCGCGCGGGACAGGTCGTCGTTGAAGCCGCTCACGACCGCGGTCTCCGGTGCTGGTCGGCGTCCTTGCACGACTCGAAGTGCGAGCGGAACGCGGTCATCACCCGCCAGGTCCCGTCGACGTCGACGACCCGCTTCTGACCGCCCCGGTCGACCGGCATCCGCTTCCCGCTCGCCATCGTCACCCAGTAGATGAGACCGCCGCAGGAACGGCATTCGCCCGGGTCCTTCCCGCTCATCGCTTACGCCCCAGGCGCACTCGCGAGCGCCGCGCGGAGTTGTCGCTCGATATCGTCGAGCGCGTCGAGCTCGCTCTGGGTAACCGGGATGCCGCAGTCGCCCTGGGCGATGAGACGGGACCGCTCCGCCATGACCGCGTCGAGCTCCTTCCGCATCTGGGCGAGCGTCACCGCGACGAGAGCCGCGTCCTCGAGCGCGCGCTCGCGGGAAAAAAGCCCGAGACCGACGCACGCTCTACTGAGCGGGTCAATCTCGGGCGCCTTGTGCCGGGGGCCTTCCGTCACTTGGGGTTCCTTTCGTTTGGGTGGGTGAGAGGGCTACGGCGAAGCGGCGATGCCGTTCGCTCGAGTCGCTTTCTTCTTTCGCGGCGCCGACTTCTTGCTCCCGCGGACTCGCTTCTTCCGCGCCGACGACGACGCCTCGACTCCGGGGATCGGCGGTGGCTCGTCCGGGTCGCGCCCCATCTCGAGCTGGCTCGGGACCATCGACGCCCGCTCGTGGACTTCGCGTCCCAGGGTATCGATTTGCTCTTCGAGCAGCTTCAGCTGAGCCGCCCACTTCTTGTCCGCGTCCCGCTTCTTCTCCTCGAGCTTCATCCGCTCGACGATGCGCGACGCGAGCACCTTGCTCCGCTCCTCGACCTGCTCATCGGTCAGGTCCTTCCGGACCATCGGGACGTCGGGATCTGTCTTCGCCATAGTCTCTCCGGGGGAAAGCCCGGAAGCTACGCGATCGGCCGGCCCGTGTCTACGGCGACGCTATTCGCCGGCGGCGAGAGCGGGAGCATCCGGCGGCGGCGGAGGAACGGGCTCCGTCGAGACTCCGACGCGGCGACAGATGGCGCGCCGATCGCCCTCGGGGCAGCCGACGCCCGCCAGGTCTCCCGCCAGGTCGCCCTGTCCGCTCTCGTACGCTCCGCCGGCGACGTTCTCCGCGATCGCCAGGCACTCGTTCGGGTCGGCCGACGCGGGAGCGGCGGACCGGATGTCGTCAGCGATCGCTCGACGTCGAACGACGTCCGGGTCCTCGGCGGGTTCCGCGTCGCTCGCTCCGGTGGCGGCGGTGGCCGACCCAGCCGCTGACGGCTTCCCCGATCCTGCGCCGGTCGGGGATGTCTTCGGAGCCGAGTCGTCCTTCGCCATCGAGTCCCGGAGGGTACCCGACGCGGCGCGGCTCCGTCTAGTCGAAATCGGATCGGCTGCCCGTTCGCGGCGCGCGCGACGGTCGGGTCACTCGGTCGGGACTCGCCGCCGCGGTGAAACTTCGAACGCTCCGAACGGTGCCCAGCCCGCGCGTGGAGCGGCGGACCGCGCCGGGGGAGGAACCCCTCCCCCCCCCCCCTGACGGGGGGGGAGGGGTCCCCGGCGGCGGACGCGCTCCTGTCGACGCTCGTCTAACTTTTAAGAGGTCCCGTTTAACTAATGAGACACTGACTAATCGCCCTATATTCATACTGGATTCGCGATTCTGAACGCCGGGCCCAAACAGAACGACAGGCAAAAACAAGCATGTCGAACTTTTGTGTAACTAGTGAGACACCTCGTTAAGGCGACAAGCCCGGAGCGAAACGTCGCTTCGGTAAGCCCACCGTCTCCGCGTCTCATTAGTTCGACGCCGTGTTCCAGCGAGCGTCGAACTATCACCCCAGAGCCCCGGGACTATTCGGGAAACCCGCTGAGACACCGCGCCTCTTAGGTAAGCGTTCGGCGACGTCCGGTTTAACTCATGGAACACGCGTTAACGCAGAGCTAGACGCGCCGCGCTATAGGCCGTCGTCGGGCTCCGGGAACATGTCGCCCTGGTCGAACGGCTTCGTCCCGTCGGCGCCGACGGCGACCCAGGCGCTCCCGCGCCCGGCCTGTCTCCCCCCCGGGTTTCCGCGCTCGACGACGCCGTCTTCGACGAGCCGCTCGAGCGCGACCCGGATGACCCGGTCCTTGAGTCCGAGTTCTTCCGCGAGCCGCCGGGTCGACGTCATCGGGTGGTGGCGGACGAACTCGAGGACCCGCTCCGACGCCTTGGCGAGCGACTGGTCACGCTGCAACCCGGACTCTTCGTCGGGCTCGGTCTCGAGCGGGCGGCACTCGAGACGGAGCGCGCCCATCGCCGGATCGCGCGGGTCGTCCGCCGCCTGACAGAGCGTGATGGTAAAGCCGTCGGACTTCTTCGCGACGCGGTTCTTCGGGTTGGTCAGGCGGGCGCCCTCGGCGAGCTTACCGTTCAGGGCCCAGACCGCCGACGACTGCGCGGGAATCGAGCCGCTCCCGCGCATCGCCTCGAGGTCTTCACTCTCGTCGTTCTTCCCGCCCTGGCCGCCCTGGCCGCCATCGCGGGACCGCTTCCGCGAGTGATGGACGAGCAGGAACTGGCAGCCGGTCCGGCGCGTGACGCGGTACATCATCCCGAGAAGCTGCCCGACCTGCGGCGTATTCTCGTCCACGCCGCCGTACGCGGCGGCGAACGAGTCGATGGCGCAGAGGAGATGGCCGTCCGTCTCGCGGGCCAGGATGTCTTCGGCTTTCGGATCGTCGAGCCGGAAGCGCGGCGAGATGACCGGGCGGAGCCGCCCCTCGAACGGGCCGCGCTGCCGTCCCTTCGCGAGCGTCTGGACGCGCCGCCGGGTCGACTTCTCGCCAACCTCGTAATCGAGGTACAGCACCTTGCCGCGCTTGACGGGAAGGACGCCGCAGAACTGAGAGCCGCTCGCGACGGCGACGGCGAGCTCGAAGGCGACCCAGCTCTTGCCTTCGCCGGCGCGGGCGAATATGACGACGGGCTGCTCCTCTTCCGCGAGCGAGAGCCCTTTGCAGATCCAGGTAGTGGGTCCGGGCGGCGTCAGGAGCACGCGTTCGCTCATGACTTCGAAGCGGTCGCTGACGCCGGCGCTGAGGGAAGAGCGGGTCTTCTCGAGCGCTTCGAGCAGCTCGGCCGTCGACTGCTTGCCCGTACTGTCGCGCAGCTCCCCGAGCTGGTCCCGGAGCGCGCGCCGCCCGTGGACGTCGCGCAGCTCGTGGGCGAGCGCCGCGAACGACTTCGCCCGCGTCGGCATGCTGAGCAGGAAGTCGACCGCGTCGCCGGGGAAGGGCCAGCTCTCCCGCCCGCCGTTCCGCGCAAGCGCCGTCTCGAGCCGCTCGGGGTCGATCCGTTCGTTCGCGAGCTTGGCAATCGCCCTGAGCTTGACGTCGGGGAAGAGGTCGAGCGGGAGTTCCTCCCACTCCTCGCGGGTCTTCGGGCGGATGTACCAGTCGCCGAGCAGCTCGGCCGCTATGCGCGACTGGGCGAGGACGAGCTCATCGGCGGAGCTCATCGATTACCGTCTCGAAGATCTCGATGCTGTCCTTCGCTTCTCGGAGCTCGGCGATGACGGACTCGACGGTGACGCGTCCGGGGCGGTCGAGGAGGTACGGGTCGTTCGCCTCGTACGCCAGCTGCACGAGCGCGACGGCGCGGATAGAGTCCCGCCGCCAGGCGTAGAAGGCGAGCGGGCGCCCGAGGACCGCTTCGCCGCCGATGATGAGCCGTCTCTCCCGGGGCGTCGCATCGGGCGCGAAACTTGCGGCGACGCTCGCCGGCGGGCGGCGCAGAATTGACGGCGGTTCGACGGTCGGTCTACTCTCTCTCACGGAACGCTACCTCCTCTCCCCGAGATGGCGCGCGACGCTCTCTCGGGGAAACCCACTTCGAGGCTGACACGATCGCCGAGCGTACTGAATCGGGCTAGCGATTTGTTTTTCCCCACCCTGTAGGTAACCTGGGGACGGAGGGCGATGGGGCCCGACGACCAGCGCGCAGGAAGAAGCTTCAGCTTCTCGGCGGGGCGCCGATCGGAGTAGCATGAACCACTCCAGCAACCGCCGCCCGGACGGACGCGCGAACGTCGCAGCGACGCTCGAGCTACTCGCCGCCCGCTTCCCGCGGCTCGCCCGCTACGCGTCGCGGAACCGCGTCGTCGCGATCACGACGGGCTCCGCCGCCGCCGAAAACCTCATCGAAGCGCGCCAGGCGTTCGCTCGCTCCCGCGCGAAGCTCGCCGCCCTGCGCGCCCGGGGTCAGAAGTGACCCGCCTTTCCCTGGTCGTGGCCTTCGTGCTACTCGCCTGCGGCGCCCCGCCCGGCGAAGTCCCCGAGCCGGCGCCCGCCGCGCCCGTCGCGGATCTCGTGGGGCTCTCCGCCGAGCGCCCCGCCGCCGAGCTCGCCGAGCTCGACGAGCCCGACGAGCCCGACGAGCCCGACGAGCCGGCGCCCGCCCCGGACGCAGGCGCGGAGCCCGTTCTCGACGAGCCGGACGAACCCGTCGAGCCGCCCGCGGCGGACGCGGGAGCGGCTCCCGACGAGCCGGAAGAGCCCGTCGAGGAGCCGTGGGGAACCGGCGGTTACCAGGACGCGTGCCAGGAGGACCGGGATTGCGATCGCGCGTTCTACTGCGCCGCCGGGGTGTGCCAGGGCGGCGACGTCGGCGACTGGTGCGACGAACAGTCCGACTGCGGCGCCGGCGTCTGCCGGTCCCCGGGCGCCGGTCTCCCCGGCGGGAAAGCCTGCTGCCGGACCGTCTCCGGCCCCTGCGTGTAGAGCCGGGACGGCGAAAAAAGCGGAGCGGCCGCCGTGGGTTTTCCTACGGTCTGGCCCTCGTGCGCCGTTCCCCTTAGTAGAAACCAACGAGGCGCCCGCCCGACTCCACCCGGGGCGGCCGCCGGAAAGAGATACCGATGGAAAAGAGAGAACTCGCCCGCGTACGGGCTCGCCTGACCGACGCGCTCGTCTCCGCGCTCGACCGCGCGGACTTCGCCGACCTGGAGGAACTCGTCGTCGAGCTCCACGAGAGCGACTCCCGCGTCGACGCGGAGCGCCTCGAAGGGCGTCGGGGCTGCCAGGACTCGGGGCTGTCGCTCCGGGTCGGGGACGTCGTCTTCCACCTGAACGTTTCGAGGGCGCGATGAGCGGCCTGTTCGAGTGGGTCCGCCGGGGCGTCGACGGCGACCGCCGGTTCGAAGTCCTGACGCTCGGGAAGTTCGGGCATCAGTGGGTCATCGGGCTCGGCGTGGTAACCCGCGCCGAGCTCGAGACGGCGCGCCGCCAGGCCGTCCGCGAAGACGAGCCGGAGGTTGAAGAAGCTCTCGCCGCCGCGCTCTCCGCGGACGCGACGCTCGCGGAGCTCGCCCGGGCGGCGGAGTACCTTCACGACGGCTGGCTCCCGACCGTCTTCGACGCGCTGACGGGCGAGAAAGTCCCGAACGATCGCGGATATCGCTCCGCCTGGCTCGACGTCCCGCGCGGTCTTCTCGACGCCGTCGAGCGGAACTTCGCCGGCTTCGGCCTGACCCTCTCCCGCGTCGAAGATCGGGAGGTCGGATGAAGCCCGTCCGAACCGTCGAGCTCGACGGACGGATCCTGATCGTCTCGTCGGTCTCGTTCTCCGATGACGGCTCGACCGTCGTCTTCGCCCGCCCGCTCGTCGGCTACCGGTACAACGAGAAGACGGGGCGGGCGTTCCACGTCCGGCTCGGCGCCGAGCGCGTGCGTCTCGAGAGCCCGGCGTTGCGGAGCGCTCCGCGGACCCGGGCGACGCTCGCTCCGATTCTCCGGGCGGAGCAGCTCCGGGCGGACGGGAAGCGGGAAGCCTGGCTCGCGACCGAAGAGGGTCGCGAGTACCGACGGATGCTCGACGAGCTCCGCGCGATCGTGAGGGCGTTCCGATGAGCGCGCCGAGCGCCCGCGTCCGGAAGGACGGTGTCGTCGTCTTCGCCGGGTCCTGGCAATGGCTGCATCCCTGGGTCCGCCGCGAGCGCCCCGGCTTCGCGCCGGAGGGCTACTCGCTCGTACTCGGGAAGTGGCGCGGACAGGAGCCCGTCTGGGTCGCCGTCCGCCGCGAGCCGCCGCCCGGTGGCACCCGCTTCGGCCGCCAGACGTCCGGGCCCGGCTGGCTGTACGTCGCCGCCGCCGGCGGCGGGTGGTACCACGTCCGGTTCGACCGTCGCTTCTTCGAGACGGCGCTCCGGCGCGGACACGGGACGGCGCAGACGCGCTGGAACGCCGCGACCGGGGAGTTCGCCGTCGACTGCTACGTCGACGAGGAGCCCGCCTGCGAGATGGCGAGCTTCGCGAAAGCCGACGCCGCATTCGCCGCCGCCGCCGCCTACAACGCGGGAGTCCGCTCGTGAGCGCCTGGGACGTCCGCGTCGCGACGCCCCCCCCGGTCCGCGTCGAGCGGGCGGCGGGGCGCTACTCGCAGTGCTTCTACGTCGGCTACGGCGACGAGCTCCGCGCCCGGCGGGGCGCCGTCTCGCCGGCCACGGCCCCCACCGAGTGGCCCGAGGAGGTCGTCATCACGGAAGATCCCGAGGAGGCATCGTGAGCCGCCGCGCCGGCTCCGATACGCTTCCGTCCGCGGCTCCGAACGATGAAGTCGTTCAGCTGGGCGGGACGATGCTCGGCGACCGAGCCCGCTGGCTCGCCGCCGTCCTGTACGAGCGGGGCGTCCCCGCCGAAGCGACGAAGCTCGACGCGCTCCGCTGGGTCGTCCGGGTTGCCCCCCGGGATGCCCGCCGAGCGGAGCCGCTCGTCTTCGCGTTCGCCGAGGGGGAGCGCTTCACCACCGAGAGGGTCACATGACGAAGAGAGAAGCCCAACTGCCGCCAGCGTACCGAGTGTACGGCGGGCGCCGCATCGTCGCCGTCCGAGAAGTCGAGACTGTGCTCGCCGGGCGAAAGCGCGCGAGGCATGCGCGGCCGACGCAGAACGCGACGTGCGTCGAAGCGTTCGCCTGTTTCGAGCGCGCGCTCCGAGCTTCACGCGGGAGCGTGAAGTGAAGGCCCACGAACTCGCCCGGATGCTGCTCGAAGGGCCGGACGTCGACGTCGTAATCCCTGACAACGAATGGATGGAAGTCGAGACCGTGACGGCCGCACGGGAGGTTCGTCGCCAAACCTGCGCCCCTCGGCGACCCTTGCGCCGCGAGACGGTGGACGAGCCCGGTGGCGATCGCGTCATCGAGCTCGCCGGCGATTACCCGTGGTGGCAGCGATCGCCACGTGGAGCTACGCGACCAGGGACTGACCGGACCCGCTGGCCCCGAAACGAGGAGTGAAGACATGAGCAACTACACCTACACGATCTACGATGCTGACCCGGCGAGGTCCGGGCCCTGCGAGTGGCCGAGCCACGTCGACGTAGCGATCGAGGCCGACGACGACAGCGAAGCGCGCGACGCCGTCGTCGACGCGCTGGAAGTCGCAGCCGCCGGTCTCAGCGAGGCCGACGGGTATTCCGTAGGTCAGTCGATCTACGCGCAGATCGCGAAGCCCGACGGCACGGCGGACGTCGCGTCGTACGCGCTGACCGCGGAGGATCTCTCGTGAGCGAGACCCACGAGGCGGTGATTTACGAGCGCGGCAACGGATTCCCGGACGTCGGCGAGTACGTCTCGGGAGACGATGGCGAGGTGTACCAGGTCGTGGAGCTGACCGATCGGGTCCAGACGGGTCGCTCGCCGGGCGCGGGTAACTGGCTCCGGGCGCGCGTAACGCTCGCCGACTGGAGCGACGTCTCCGACGACAACGAGCCCGTGTGCTCCTGTACGCTCGACGGATCGGAGTGACCCGCCGCCCCGCCTGGATGCTCGAGACGAGCATCGTCGAAGACCGTCCGCGCTCGCTCTCGGGCGCGGCGGAAGCGACGGCGACCCGCCGCCGCGAGAGCGTCGAGGAGGTCGTCACCTGCGCGGACTGCGGCGCGAAGTCGACGATGGACGTCGGCGGGCGCGACGCGTTCGGGCTCAGAATCCGCGGACTCTACGTCGCAGTTTTTCTCTGCCCGCCATGCTGGCGCGCGGACGACCCTACACCCCAAGGAGATACTAAGTGACCGACATGACCTTCGCCCGTACCCGCCTCGAGACTACCCTCCGCGACGGACTCCGCTCCGCCGGACCCGTCATCGAGTCGATTCTCTCGACCCGTCCCGTCGACGAGGTCCTCCCCGCGAAGCGGACGGGCGTCCGCGTCGAGCATGGCTACCCGGCGGTCGAGCTCGTCGACGCCGAGCGGGAGGGACCGAGCCGCCGCGTTCCGTCCCGCGTCCGCTACGCGCTGCGTGACGAGACGTTCGACGTCTCGAGCTACGCCTTCGGCCAGGTGATGCAGCGCGCCGGAATGCCCGTCGCCTATGGGCGCTCGCTACTCGACGGCGATCCGGAAGCGAGCTGGAAGGGCTCGCTTCTCGAGCATTCGCTCGCGCAGCATCTCGCCAACCAGCCGGGGCAGGTCCTCGTCCGCCGCGTCGACGAGCAGGTCCGCGGCGTCTTGTCCGACCGCTTTAAGCGGATGGACTCCCGCCCGATGCTCGACGCGTTCATCGGCGCGTGCAAGAACGTCGGCGCGCAGCCCATCAGCGGGCACGCGACGGAGACGCGTCATGCGGTCCGCGTCGTCATCCCGAAGATCTACGAACCGGTACCCGGCGAGGCGCTCGCCTTCGGCCTGCACTGGGGAAACTCCGACTTCGGAAACGGGACCTATCACGTTACCGCGTTCTGTCTCCGGCTCTGGTGTTTGAACGGGATGGTCGGCGAGAAGGAGCTCAAGAAGACTCACGTTGGCGCGCAGCTCCAGGAGGGGATCCAGTACAGCAACCGGACCTACCAGCTGAGCGAGCAGGCGCTCGCGTCGCAGACGACGGACGTCGTCAAGGCCGTGCTCGGGGACGACTTCATCGAAGAGCGCTGCTCGGCGATTCGCGCTATGCACGAGACGGAGACGGACTTCAAAACCGCCTGGGCGAAGGTCGGCAAGCAGCTCTCGAAGACGGAGCGCGGGCTCGTCGAGGCGGCGTTCACCTCGAACGACGAGCTGAACGTCCCAGCGGGAAAGACGATGTGGCGGTTCGTCAACGCGCTGAGCTGGGTTGCGAACCGCGAGGACGTCAGCGAAGAGCGGCGGCTGGATCTCCAGGCCGTAGCGGGTAAGCTGACCTGAGCACCGGGCGGGTCGGGTCGTATCTCCCCGCTCCCGCCCCGGGGCGGCGGTCCGGAGTGGAGTCCGGGCCGTCGCCAGCACTATTACGAGCATCGACCGTTGATCATCGAGAGCAAGTATCCGGGGAACTGCAACGTCTGCCGCGAGCCGTACGCCGCCGGCGACAAGGTCGACTGGAAGAAGGGACGGCGGGGCGCCCGCTGCTTCGCCTGCCACAAGGGCGGGAAGCTCCCGCCGCCGGGGAGCCCGGCCGCTGCGAAGCCCCTCCGTGACAACGAGAGCCGCCGCGTCGACTGTCTCGCTCGCGAGCTCGCCGGCCGCGCCTGGGAGGTCGCCCGGCTCGTCGAGAAAGGCGAGACCGGAGCCGCCCGGGAGAAGGCGGTCCAGGTCGCCCTCGACCTGAATCTCTGCCTGAAAGACCGCGACTATCTTCTGTTGCCGCCGCGCGAGGACGACTAGCCACTGGTATCCCGGGATTCTACGGGCGTAGAATCCCGGACCATGACAAAGCCGAAACGACCGACCGCCGACGAAGCGCTCGCCCACATCCGGAGCGTCCTGACGGACGGCAAAGAGATCGAACGCCCGTACCTCGAGAAGCTCGTCGCCGGGTACGCCAAGCAGCAAGCGGCGCTTCAGCGCTGGGACGAGAAGGCGGCGGAGCTCGCCGACGAGGAGACGCACGCGCTCGTCCTACTCGCCTCCGGCGCCCTGAGCCGGTCGGCGCTCTCGGGGAAGATGGCGGCGCAGCTCGCCCGCGACGCTCTGACCGCCATCCGCTGCGACGTCGCGAGCCGCGAGCGAAAGTAAGCTCGAGCGCCTTCGCGCCCGGGACCAGTAAACCAAGGAGAACCGAAATGCCCGAACCCGCCATCCCACGGCGTAACGCGTCCGCCGTACCCGTCAGCGAAGCCGAGGACCAGCTCCTCGAGGACTTCGTGACCTGGCTCCCCCAACAGAAGGAAGCGACCCGGCAACGCTGGGCCGACGTTGCTCAGGCCGCAGAGGCGGAGCTCGAGACCCGGAGACGAAAGCCCGGCTCCGCTCTCGCGAGGGTAGAGCAGGAGACCGCCGCGCTCATCCGCATCTCGGAGCCGAACGAGATCAGTCGCCGTCTCGGGGAGCTCAGCGAACAGTTCCACCTCGTCGCGCCGGCGACCGAAATCGAGCACGTCCCGGCGGGCTTCGGCGTCAGCGTCTCGATGGTCCACATCAGCCAGGACAACTTTTCCAGGAATGGCAAATGGCTGAACGTCAACAAGCGCGGACCGGGCGACGTGTATGAAGTCGGTGGCGGGAAGGTCGGGCTGAGTAAACGACCGCTCGAACAGATCTGGGCGGCCGCCGGCGGGACCTGGGACATGGTCGCGACGGGCCGGCTCGACGACGCGAGCGATCCCCGATACATCCACTTCCGCGCCGTAGGGACCGCGCGCAATTACGACGGGACGCCGCGCCAGGTCAGCGGTGAGGTCGAGATGGATCTCCGCGACGGCAGCGACCAGTACAACGAGATCGTCGAGAAAGCGAAGGAGCGCCAGGCCGACCCCAACTTCAAGGGGCGACGGGACGACGGCGCCGGTCAGCTCCTCGAGCTCCGGAAGTTCCTGCTGCGCCACGCGGAGAGCAAGGCAAAGAACCGCGCCATCGCGTCGCTCGGGGTCAAGCGGAGTTACTACCCGAACGAGCTCGAGAAGCCGTTCGCGGTCGCCCGCCTCACTTTCACCGGCCAGACGGAGGACCCGGAGCTCCGCCGGGAGTTCGCGCGGATGACCGCTCAGGCGGCGCTCGGAGGCGCTCAGACGCTGTACGGCTCGGGAGCTGCCGCGCCGGCGGCGCTACCCGCCGCCCCGTCGGACGCTGGACACGCGCCGCCGCCCGTCGGAGAAGCCATCGACGTCGAGGGAGACGACATTCCGGACTTCGGCGACCCGGAGCCGGGTACCGACGAAGAGGAGATGCCGACGTGACCATCCGAAAACTAGCGCTCGTGGCCGATACCCATGCTGACGGGCGGAGCCGCTTCGAGGACTACAAGCGGATCATGCTCTGGATCGCCGCCGACGCGGCGGCCCGGGGCTGCGACGCGATGGCTCACGCCGGCGACGTGTTCGAACGGCGGAGCACATCGGAGGAACGCATCGCGGTCGCCGAGTGGATGACCGCCGTCACGGACGAGATGCCGCTGGCCGTCGTCGCCGGCAACCACGACGACCCGCGCGACATCGACCTCCTGAACCGGCTCGCTGGGGGCCACGACATCTGGGCGGCTTCGTCGCCGGCGACCATCCGACTCGGCGGGTTCCGCTTCTGCCTCCTGCCCTGGCCGCGGACGGCGCACCTACTCGCGTCGCTCCCGCCCGGACACGCGGGGAATGGAGAAGACGACGCGAAGACCGCTCTGCGCGCCATCCTGACCGGCTGGGGCGGGATGGCCCGGGACGAGGAGCCGCGGATTCTTCTCTCTCACGCGATGGTCCGGGGGAGTAGAACGAGTACGAGCCAGCCGCCTCTCGTCGGCCAGGAACTCGAACTCTCGCTCGACGACCTGGCCTGCGCGGAAGCGGACTTCGTGGCGCTCGGCCACATCCACCTCGGCCAGGAGTGGGCGATCGACGCCGGCAACTGGCGCGTCCCCGTCGTCTATCCGGGCTCGCCCCGCCGGTGCAACTTCGGTGAGACGGAGGACAAGGGGTACGTGGTCGCTACGTTCGACGGGAATCACTGCGTCGAGTGGGATCGCATTCCGACGCCGGCGCCGCCCATGCTCCACGTCTCGGGCGAGTGGAAGGACGGCGAGCTCGTGACGGATCTGACGGCCGAGCAGCTCGCGCAAATCGGAGCTGGCGCCGAGGTCCGGCTCCGGTACGACGTCGCGGCGAGCGAGCGGGAGCCGGCGAGGGCGGCGGCGGAAGCTCGAGCCGAGCAGCTCCGGGGCGCGGGCGCTACGGTGAAGGTCGAGGACCGTCTCCGCATCGAGACCCGGGCGCGGGCTCCGGAAGTCGCACGGGCTCTGTCCGTGGCCGACAAGCTGGTCGCCTACTGGGACTCGACGAACGACGACTGCGTTGGCCGACGCGACCCGCTTCTCGCGAAGCTCCACGACCTGGAGGCGTCGTGAGCGACGCCGAGAAGATCGCGGGCGCGCTACGCGTCATCACGGTCCGCCGCCGGTGACTGGACCCGTCGCCGTCGCCACTCTACCGTCGGCCCCCCTCGCCCCCTCCCCCCAGAAGAGGAAGGTCCCCTCATGAGATATCTGAAGCACCACATCCATCGACTCGGCCCGTTCGAAGACTTCGCCGTTGACCTCGAAGAACTCCACGGCCCGCTCGTCGCCGTCTGCGGGGCGAACGGCTCCGGGAAGTCGACGCTGCTCGAGACCATGCCCGGAGCGATCTTCCGGACGACGCCGACCCGCGGGACGCTCGTCGATCTCGCGACGGCGCGGGACGCGTTCGTCGAGTTGACGTTCGAACACGACGGGCAGCGCTACCGGATCAAGCAGCTCGTCGACTCCGTCGGGCGGAAGGGTGACGCCCTCCTGACCAACGGCGACGGGAGCCCGCTCGTCGAGTCGACGAAGCGGTCCGCGGTCGACCGGTACGTCGCCGAGCACTTCCCCCCGTTCGACGTTCTGCTCGTGACGACCATCGCGGCTCAGCAGAGCGAGGGCTTCATCGACGCGGACCCGGCGGACCGGAAGACGCTCCTGCTCCGAATGCTCGGCGTCGAGCGGCTCGAGGCGCTCGCCGCCGAGGCGCGGAAGCGGGCGAGCTCCGCGAGCGGGGACTTCACCGTCGCGGCGGACCGGGTCAAGAGCGAGCGCGACCGGGCGGTCAGCGTCGCGGACGCGGAGACCCGGGTCGAGCTGAAGATGGCGGCGGCGGACGTCGCGGCGGAGCGGGTAGCGGACGAGCGGGCGAAGCACGCGCAGATGGTGGCGCTCGCCGCCCAGGCGGACAAGCTCGCCGCCGAGCGAACCGCCGCGCTTCAGCGCCGCGACGAGCTGCAGGAGCAAATACGGAAGGCGACCGAAGCCGTCACCGCGCTCGACCAACGGGTCGCGAACAACCGGGCGATACTCGGGCGGGCCGACGAGATCCGGGCGGCGGAGACCGAGCTCGAGAGGACGAGCGCGCGCATCGCGGAACTCTCGACCACCGGGCTTCTCCAGCAGTTCCGGGGGATCTCCGCGAGACGAGCCGACGTCGAACGTCAACGGGCGGAGCTCGAGGACCGCGTCCAGCGCTGCGACGCGGCGCTCTCGAACGAGGCCGCCGTTCGCGCCGCCGTCGACGAACTCCCCGGGCTCCAGGAGCGAGTGCTCGCGGAGACCGACAACTTCCGGACGCTGACGAAGGAAGTCAACGCGGCCCGGGAACGCTCGAGCGGCGATCGGATCGCCGGGCTCCGGCAAGGGCTCGCCGCCATCCGGGACTCGCACTCGTCGATCGAAGCCGCCCGGGAGACCGCGGGCTCAACGCTCTCCCGCGACGACGAAGCCGTCGCCGCCCCGGATGAAGTCGCTCGGCTCGAAGCGGACCGGAACGCCGTCGACCGGAAGCGCTGCGCGCTCGAGGACGAGCTCCGGAAGACGGAGCGATTCGCCGCCGGCGCCGACGCTCTCGCCGGCTACGCCGAGGACAAGCGGAAGAGCGAAGCGCGGCTCGCCGAGCTCGTCGCCGAGGAGACCCGGCTCGCGGCGGAGCGGAAAGAGCTCGACGACCGCGTCGCTGAGATGACGGCCGAGCGGACATCTCTACAGGCCGGGCTCCCGAAGCTCGAGAAGACCGCTCGCCTGGCGAAGCCGCTCGCCGCGGCGGAAGCCCGCCTCGAAGAACTCGGCCCCCAGCTCGAAGCGGCGACCGAGACGCGCGACGATCTCGAGCGCGCGGCCGGAGCCGTCGTCATCCCGGAGCCCGTGACCGGCATCGACCCCAGCGACGAGGCTCTCCGCGCCGCGGAGAAGGCGGACGAGACGGCGACGCTGGAACTCGGCGCCGCCCAGGGCGAACTCGAAGCTGCGAAGAAGAGCGCGGAGAAGCTCGCCGAGCTCGAGCGGGAGGCGGCCGTCGCCGGCGTGGAACTCGCGGACTGGAAGAAGCTCGCCGCGGATCTCGGCAAGGACGGCCTGCAGGCCACGGTCATCGACGCCGCGCTCCCCGAGCTCGTCGCAATGACGAACTCGCTCCTGCACTCGAGCTTCGGTCCACGGTTCACGGTCGACGTCCGGAGCCAGTCGCTCGACTCCCGCGGTAAGAAGACGCTCGAGACGCTCGACGTCATCGTCATCGACTCCGAGTCCGGCCGCGAGTCGAAGGCGGAGACGTTCTCCGGCGGCGAGCGGGCCATCATCGCCGAGGGCGTTTCGCTCGCGCTGACCACGCTCGCGTCCCGGGAGCTCGGCGTCGTCCGCCCGACGCTCATCCGCGACGAAGCCGGCGCCGCGCTCGACCCGGAGAACGGCCAGGCTTGGATCGCGATGCTCCGCCAGGCTTGCTCGATGATGGGCGCCGACAAGCTTCTCTTCGTCTCGCACTCGGCAGAGCTCGCCGAGCTCGCGGACTCGCGGGTGGACCTGTGAGCCGTCCGCGTTGTTCGGTCTGCGGCGGGACATGGGGCACCTACACTTCGCCCTGCCCGGCGATGCCCAGCGGCGGGCTTCAGCACTACTGCCGCGGCGTTCGCGTCGTCGAGCACGTCGACAAGATCGAAGGCGGGCGACGAGTGATGGCAGAAGCGATGGCGACGAGCGCGGCGAACGCATCACGGCTCCGGGCGGCGGCCAACAGGGGGACCGGCGAATGACCGTGACCGGCGAAGGCAAGACGGCGACGCAGGTCGCCCGCGAGGATAGCGAGCGGAGCTTAGTCGGCGGCTTCGAGCGGGAGTTCGTGAGGGACCCGACGGTCCATAGCGTCGTCAACCTCGCGCTCCGCAACGGCCTGACCCGCGAGCAGATGCTCGAGCGTCTCGCCCGCGAGCTACTCGCCGACCGGGACCGGCTCAGGGACGAGCTCGTGCGACTGACCGAGGCCAACACCTACGTGAAGTTTCCGCGATGACGCTCCGTGACTACCGGGAAGACCCGGGCGCGCTCGAAGCGCTCGAGAGCGACGTCCGGGAGCGGCGGGCGAAGCTCGCCCGGAAGCTCTGCTCGCCCGCCGTCGAAGAGCCGGCGCGCTGGTGTGAGCTATTCGAAGCGTCACGCCGGGAACTCGGTCTCACGGCGAGCCGGCTCTCGACGCTGTTCAACGTCGGGTCATCGACCATCCGTCGCTGGCGCCGGGGCGACAACGCGCCGCCGCTCTCGTATCGCCGTCCGCTCGCGATGAAGCTCGCCCGGCTACTCGGCGAGGATTCGTGAGAGTCATCCACCACGACGGGCGGCGCGGGACGATTCGCCCGAACGCGAAGACGTTCCGGCGTGACTACCTTCAGCACGTCGACTGGGACGACGGGCCGCGCGGGTACATGCATCCCGTATCGGGTGAGGAGCTCCGGCCGGTCTCCGACCTCGAGGAAGAGCTGCTCGACGTCGCGGAGCGATGGGCGGAGCGTTTCCTTCGCGGACAGGCCGGCGAGTGGGCGGGCTTCGAGGACGCGGTCGCCACGTTCGCGGCCGCCGCCGTTCTCTCCGATGCGCAGTACAGTTACCGCCCGGCGCTGACGATGGCCGAAGCGTACAGCGAAGCGCTCGACGCCGAAGCCGGCGTCTGCGACCCGACGCGGCAGAGGCAGAGGCCGCTAGGATACCGCCAGCGGCGAGTTGCTCGACGCTGACCGCCGTGGCCGGTACCTTTCAGGAGTCCACCGAGACTCTAAACGAAAGGAAGCCCGGTCATGGTCCTACCGCTTACCCGCCTCAACGACGTCGGCAAGCTCAAGCGAGCGGCGTTCTACTCGCTCCGCGCCCGGACCGGCGCCATCACCGCGGTCGCCGCGGCGACGGCTTCCGCGGGCCATCTCATCGGCATGCGGAATACCGGCGCCCAGGGCGAGCTTCACGTCATGCGGATGGCGATGCGCTTCCTCGCGACGGTCGACCCGTCGTCGGAGCAGGCCGTCGGCTTCCAGGCTCACAAGGTCACGGCGTTCTCAGCGCTACACACCGGTGGTACCGGAGCGGCGAACCAGGTCCCCGTCAGCCGGGCGGAAGCCGGCGCGAGTGCCCCGACCTATCCCGCGATCACGGCGATCACGGCGCGCGTCGCCGGGACCGACGCCCTGACCGCGGGCACCCAGACGTTCGCCGAAGCTCTCGGCTTCATCGACGACTTCGCCCTCGCCGACGCCGCGACGGTCAAGCACACTCGCTTTGGCTACGAATGGAAGAGCCCGGATAAGCACCCGCTCTTCATCCTCGGAACGAACGAGGGCGTGGTCGTCCGGAACTCGGTCCTGATGGCGAACGGGATCGCGGGGCATCTGATCTTCGAGCTCGACGGCTGGCTCCGCGATACCCCGACCGCATAGGGTCCGATGACCGCGCGGCCAAATACCACCAAGGACCCGACGCGCCTGTCGCGCGCTCACTTCTACTCGCTCACCATGGCGAGTGGACTGCTGACGACAGTCGCGGCGGGGACCGCTAGTGCCGGGCATCTCGCGGCCGTGCGCTACGTCGCGCCGTCGCCGCTCAAGTCGTTTCACGTGACGCGGCTTCGCTTCACCTGGCAGACGGTGGCGGGCTTCACCGTTGCTCAGGAGATGAGCGTCGCGGCGTTTCTCCTCTCGTCCTACTCGGCCGCGCACACGGGCGGCACTGCGGGCGTCGTCGTCCCGCGGGCGCCGGGGCTCGACGCGACCGGGCTCTCCGGGCGCATCGGGACGACCGGTGCGCTGACGGCAGGCACGCAGACCATCGGCGCCCTGCTCGCCCGCGGGAGCTTCAGCGAGCTCGCGGCGAGCGCCATCGTCCAGCGCGGGTTCATCGATGAACAGAAGGGCGGCGAAGACGACCCGCACGTCGTCTGCGTCCTCGGCGACGACGACGGCATCCTCGTGCGCAACGAAATCCTGATGGGCGCCGGCGGTACCGGGCGCCTGGTGTTCGAGGTCGACGGCTTCGAACGGTGATCGCGCAGCCCAGTAGCGAAGTCTGGGTCCCGTTCGAAGGCGACAGCGGTCGCATCTGGACGCCGGAGAAACAGCGAGCGAGCTCACGCGCGCACCGCCGGCGCGTTGCTCGCAAGCGCCGGGGCATCCGAGCGAGCGGGAGCTGGGGGCCGGAGTCCGTGGCGGGTCTTCGGTGGTGGGATCCGGAAGATGGCGTCGACCTCGGCGATGCGGGCTGGACCTGGCCCGAGGGCAGCGGCGACACGGCGTATAATCAGGTCGAGACGACGCTCGCGAACCAGCCGTCCGAGATCACCAACAACGGCTACACGCAGTACCGGTTCGACTCGAGCGGGACTTGTCGCTCGTCTGCGCTGCAGTGGGGCAATACCGGCTCGTTCGTGATGGGCGGCTGGATGCGCTTCCCCGATGGGGCACCCACCGGCACGGGAATCATGCTGCAGCACAGCGCTGGCGCTGGAGACCGGGGTCCTCGGCTAGTTTGGACTAACACTGGCTTGCTCGATTTTTACGTCTCGGATGACGGAACGAATCAGCAGCGGCACCGTCCAGCGAGCACTTTGATGACGGACAGCCTGTGGCATTTCCTCATCGCCGAGTTTGACGAGTCGAACCCCACCGCGACCGAACGCCAGTCCATTTTTTACGATCAGGTAGATCTCGCGGCGACGTTCACGGCGTCGCCTGACCCCATCCTTTTCGATCCGAACACCAACCAGTATATGATGAGCGTGACGCCAGACAACGTCGACCTCGGGGTTATGTGGCTGTTCCCCGGCTCGCTCGCGGAACTCGGGGCTGCGAACCTCGCGGGCATGCACGCTTACAAGGCACCGTTGTTATGAGACGACGCGACGGACTGCCGCAGCCGCGGCGTACGGGAAGGGGGCGGGGAGTGAAGAACTCGACGGAGCATCTGGGCTCGGTCGGAGGGCGAGAGGTCAAGCGCGTGCGCGACTTGGAGTCGGGTGGCCCGGACCTGCTGCTCGACTATCGCCCGGTCTCTGATCTCAACATCGGCACCGTCATCGGCAACGCGCGGCAGCAGGTCCCCGACGGCGCCGGCGGAGTACAGACGGTAGCCGGCGCGCCCCTGGTCGTCGTCGGGCCGCCGCCCGTCGACGGCGTCTGGAACCTCAGCGACGGCTCGACGCTCGACGCCAATTCGATTAGCCACTATCTCGCTGGCGAGCTTACCCCGGCCGAAGCCGTCGCGCTCATCGGCGAGCTCCCGCCGTAGATACCGCCGGTGTAGCGCCCGCGCGAGAGCGAGACGTCTCCGCCCTTCGTCGCTCACCGCGCAGCTAGACCCGTGCATGTACGCGGAGAGCGCCGCGCCGAGTAGCTCCCGGCGCGGGACCCGTCGCCGGCAGTAGCGGCGCATCCGCGCGAGCGAGGTGACGCCGCCGCGGACACAGAGCCGAGTCGACTCGACGTCCAGACCGGCGAGCCGTTTCCACAGAAGCCGACGCGACGAAGGGGGAACTCGGCCGTCTCTCCACGTAGGACTCGGCGCATAGCCGGCCAGGTTGCCCAGGTTGATCTGCATGAGGCAGATTGACCGCCCTGAGTCGCCGAGCCGGCTCCCCGCGTGGACCGCCCGCGAGACGTTCCCGCTCTCCCGCGCGAGCGTCGCGGCGACCGCGGCAGCCCAGAGCCGGCGCTCCGCGCCGGGGAGAGCGCCCGTCATCACGGCCCGGTCGACTTCCCGCGCCGCGACGGCGGCGACGTCTCGCAGCCGGTTCCGGCGCTCCGCGTGGCCCTCCGGCCCGGGCGGGGCAGCGAGGGCGAGTAGCGCGGCGAGTAGCCCGGGGAAGAGAGCGCTCATACCGGCCCGCCGTACCAGACCGGGGCGCCGAGGCCCAGACCGCCAAATCGGCGTTCTAAGCCCGTTTGCCCCGGCTGCGACGAACCGCCCGGACCGGGCCGGATCGCAGCGTCGCCGCCTGAGCCCGCCCGACGACGGCGGCAATTCCGCGTCACCGGTCCTTCGGGAGCGGCGGCGGACGGTCCGACTCCGCCCGGACGTCGGGAAGCACCTGCTCGATGAGCTGGCTCGCCCGGACGGTGCCGATCCCCGGGTTGGTCGTCCGGAGCCGGGAGAGCGCACGCTTCCGCCGCTCCGGGCCCGGGACCCAGCCGCCCGGCTCCGTCGACTCGTTCTCGACCGCGCGGACGGTCTCCTTGACGGCGTTCCACTCCCGGGTCTTCTTGCGGAACCAAGCCGCGAGGGCTCCGCCCGCCGCTACGATGACGCTCAGCGCCGCCTCGACCGCGTGTTTCCGAAGCAGCTCTCCCGCCGCGTCCCACAGATTGCTCATCGATTCGTCTCCGCCAATGCGTAGTGACCCGGGTCCCAGGAAATCATGGGCTTCAGCTCGATGCCGAGTTCACGCGCAACGAGCTCGACCACGGCCCGCAGGTAGTGGAAGCGCTTGACTCCCTCGGCGTCCCAGGCGACGGGGTACGGCCAAGCGTCGACCGCCCGCGACGGCTTGACGTTGTGGTCGGACTCCGGCCAGCGCTTGTCCGACTTGCCGTCCTGGAGCGCTTCCATCTGCGCTTCTTCCCCCCGGTAGCCGCAGGCGATGGAAAGGTCGCGGTCCTCCGACACGCGGCGGATGACCTCGCGGAAGAGCCGCTGCAAGTCGGGGTGCGCCGTGTCCAGACGCCGGTCGCTGATACGCCCGTAGTGGCAGACGTCGAGGTAGATCACGCCCCAAAGCGTATCAGCTATCCAGCTCCCTGCACGCTGACGGCTACCGCGACGCCCGTTATCACGCTGACGGAGACCTGAACTCCGGTGATGACTCGCACCGTCACCGACATCAGCTACCCAACTTCAGGACCGGGACGGGGCGCGATGTCGTCTCGAGCGGCTCGGCACTGTCCGGAGTATCGAGCGAAGCCCGGAGATACGCGGTCCCCTCGACGCCGTCGGGGACGTCCGTCGCGGCGTGAAGCCGGGTCAGCGTGAGCGTCGTCGACGTCTGGTCGCTGAGCGTCGCCGCCCAACTGACTTCTTCGTCGTTGTCGAAGACGGCGACGATGCGCCCTGCCGTAACGTTCGACAGATCGAACGCGGCGTCGGACGACGTGATCGCCAGAACGCTTTTGACCGGGTCGACGCAACCGGGATAGATGCCGTCAGCCATGGGGAATAGTGGTCTCGGGGGTTCGCGCCTAAGGCCAGACGCGCCCCCCTCGAGCCCGGCGGTAGCCTATCACAAGTAGGCTTCGATGATGCCAAGGGCGTCCCCGCCCATCCCGCCGTCTCCGCCCGTGTTCGTGCCGGAGTCGGTCGAGCCGGCGGAGCCGCCGCCGCCGCCAGCTCCGCCGCCGAGTCCGCCCTTCCCGCCGTCCGACGCGGTCACCGGCGCGGTACCCACCGCAGCGTCGCCGCCGCCGCCGCCGCCGCCGCCCTGAGTCATCGTCGCCGTCGCGCCGTCCGCTCCCGGAGCTCCGCCCGCCGCTCCTGCCGCGTCCGGGTTTAGACGCCCGCCGCCGGCGGCACCGGAGTATGCGGTCGTCCTGCCCGCGTTGGTTCCACCGCCGCCGCCGCCGCCCGTCGCTCCATGGACGGAGTCCCCGCCGGCGACGCCGTCGCTGTCTGCGATCGCGCTGCCGCCACCGCTCCCGCCGTGGACGGAGTCCCCGCCCTTCGATCCGCTCCCGCCACCGCCGCCACCGAAGAGCGAAGGCTGGTTGCCCCCCGACCCGCCGCCGCCACCGAGCG